CTGCGCGAGATCGCGCTCGCGGTCGGGCCCGACTGGCAGGCAGGCAGGCACGAGCCGCGCGACCCCGAGGCGGCGATCGTGACGCCCTCGCTTGACGAGATGGCGGCCGCCCCCGGTGCGACGCAAACGCAGTTCCGGGTCACGTACGAGCGGGTCGGCCGGCACGGCGGCCGCAGCGGTCGGCCGGCGCCGGCGCCGCTCGAGTGCTGGGCAATCGGTCCCGACGGGCTCGCCGAGCGCATCGCGAAGGACGTCCGGCCGTACGTCGCGTCGCGCGAAGTCGAGGTGCACGTCGACCTCGAGCAGATGACCGGGTTCATCTTCACCGGGTTCAACAACGGCGGGTCGTTCACGATCGAGCAGCTCGCCGTCGCCGAGGGGCGTGACGTCTGATGCCGACTCTTGACGAAGCACGAGCAGCGGCCGCCGCACAGTGGGGCGGCGAGGGCTGCCGAAGTGGCGTACCGCGTACACCACGAACGGCAGCGACGGACCGACCGGGATGATCCCCGTCTGCCACGACCCCGACCACGACCCGGACGACGGCAGTGTGTACTCGTGCTGCCCCGAGCCGGCGATCGAGGTCGAGTCGGCAGAGCTCGCCGACTATCTCGTCGCGCTGCTGAACACCGATCTGCCCGGGGGTGGCGCATGAGCGCACCCGTGCGCCGGCTCGTGCCGGTCCGGATGCTGGTCGGCGCTCAGATCGAGGCGTTCGGCGCCGCGGTTCGGGCCGGCGCCTTCAACGATGCGGCCGATTGGCTCGCCGAGGTCGGCGAGGTCGCCGCCGCGTATCTGTTGCGGACGGTCGACGTTCCGGCCGCCGAGCTCGACCAGGACGGCGAGCAGAAGGGCACCCGTGGCGACGACCAGCCGCGCGCGGGCGGGCTCACTGCGCCGAACCCGGTCGTACCCCGTGCAGTGTCCGAGGCGAGCATCGATCGGGCCCAACACCGGGCCCGGGTCGGGGCGTTCTTCGGCGGTGTGGGTTGGTACCGGATCGCGCCGCGGACGCCGGGGCGATCGAGCTGTGACGGACCCGAAGCACGCGGTCGCGACCGAGCGGGGTCGGTACTACGCCGACCCCGCCGGGGGGCCCGACCTGATCTCGGTTACGAACATCACGGGCTCGTCGGTGCACAAACCGGCGCTTGTGCCGTGGGGCGCCGGGCTCGTCGCCGACGCCGTGATCGCCGACCGATCGCGGTCGCGCGCCGGGCCCGGACCGAGCCGACCGCGCTGCGGCGCGAGCTCGTCGCGCTGCCGAACGCTCGCCGCGAGTCGGCGGCCGACCTCGGTACGCGCGTGCACCCCGGGCGCACGCGATCGTGATCGGTTCGCCGTCCCGGCCGACCCCGAGGTCGAGCCGTTCGCGCGGCAGCTCGCGCGTTCTTCCGGCTGTGGCGGATCGACTTCGACCCGCGACGTCGAGGCGGTCGAGACGACCGTGATGCACCGCCGCTACGGGTACGCCGGGACCGGCGATCTGTGGATGTGGCTGCCGACCGGGCCCGGCGGCCGCCGTGAGCTGTGGCTGATCGACTACAAGACGTCGACGAAGAAACCGGCGACGACGGTCTATGCCGAGCAGCCCTATCAACTCGCCGCGTACCGGTGGGCGCCCGTCGCGCTGCTGCCGGACGACACCGAAGTGCCGGCGCCGCGGCCGCGCCGCACGGCCGTGCTCAATCTGCGGCGCGCGGTTCCGCTGATCGAGCTTCCGAGCGACCGCGCGGTGTTCCGGGCGTTCCTCGGGGCGCTCGCCAACGCCCGCTATCTGCACAACGCGCCGAGCGCGTACCCGACGATTCTGCCGCCGTGGGCGCCGGGATCACCGTCCGGAAAGGCGGCGTGACCATGGGATCGCGCATCTTGACCAGCAAGAAACAGGCGGCCGAGCTCGGCCGCATCCGGACCGGTTACAGCCGGCCCAACCCGAACCCGAAGGGGCGGCCGATACCCGTCCGCTCGGCGACGTTCCTTCTGTCGTCGCACTCGCAGCAGTACATCGAGCGGGCGGCCGAGCTGTACGGCGGCACGGTCGAGCAGTGGACACCGCAGGGGCAGTCTGTCGCGCAGTGGCGCGTGATCACCGAGGCGCGTGAGCTGGGGCGATCCTCCCGGCGGGTGACCCGCTGTCGCAGTCGTACGAGCTGTGGTCGGGCGGGGGTTGCTCGCGGCGCTGCGACGGCGTGACCGAGCAGCTCACCCGGCGCCCGTGTCTGTGCCGTGCGGAGTATGGCGAGGACTGGCACCTACAGAACGAAGTCGAGGCGGGGTCGGTCTGCAAGACGACGTCGCGCATCGGCGTCATGTTGCCCGACATGCCCGACCTGGGCGTATGGCGGCTCGAGACGCACAGCCACTACGCGGCCGACGTCATGGCGGGCGGCGTTGACACGGTCCTACAGGCGACCGAGGGCAAGAGCATGATGCCCGTCCCATGTGGATCGAGCAGCGCAACGTCATGCGCCCGACCGGGCCGAAGCACTTCCCCGTCGTGATGCTCGTCCCGTCGATTCCGGCGCTGCGGCATGCGCTGTCGGCCCGCTGTCGACCGCGGCCGCCCTCGACCCGTCGACGCTCAACCGGCCGGCGCTCGAGGCGGGTTCGGCCGACGTGCCCGACTACCTCGCCGAGGCGCGCGGCTGCTCGACGGCGGCCGCCGTGATCGCCGTATGGCACCGGGCGCGCGCGGCCGGGCACGGGTCCGACGAGCTACTCGCCGACCTCAAGCAGATCGCCGAGGACGTCGAGGCGGGCGTCGACCCGCGGACGGGCGTCGTCGACGACCAGGACGACGGCGAGGCGGGCCCGGACGCCGACGGGGTGTACGACGTCGAGGTCGTCGGCGAGGGCGACCCCGAGCCGCCGACCGCGTACCCCGCGGCCGCGTGGCCCGAGGCGGCGCAGCCGGGCGGGGGTGCCCGGTGATGTGGCACACGGGCCGGCTCGCTGCCTTCGACCTCGAGACGACCGGGACGGACGTAGAGAGCGACCGGATCGTGACCGCGGCTGTCGTCGGCTGCGGCGGGTTCGGCTCGTACATCCCGGTCACGTGGCTCACCGACCCGGGCGTCGAGATCCCGGCCGAGGCGACCGCCGTGCACGGCATCACGACCGACCGCGCTCGGGCCGAGGGCGAGCCGGCGGCCGACGTCGTCGACCAGATTGCCGAGTTGCTCGCGCAGTGGCTCGGCGACGGGATGGCTCTCGTCGGGCACAACGTGCCCTTCGACCTCACGCTGCTCGACCGCGAGCTGCGCCGGCACGGGCGCGAGCCGCTGCTCGACCGGCTCGGCGAGCGGCCGCTGCACGTGCTCGACACGCGGGTGCTCGACACGCACGTGCTGCCGTACCGGCGGCGCCCCTCGGCCGACCAGGGGGGGCGGCAGCTCATCACGCTCGCGCAGGTCTACGGGCTCGGGTGGGACGCGAAGGCGGCGCACGGCTGCGAGTACGACGCGCTCATGTCGGCCCGGATCGCGCAGCAGATCGGGCAGCTCGCGCACATGTCGCGCCGCTACTGGCCCGAGTCGATCCGGACGGCTCGGCGGCCGCGGTTTCACGAGCTGCGCGATCTGTCCCGGGCCGAGCTGCACGAGCTGCAAGTGCGCCTCGCGGCCGAGCAAGCCGCAGGGCTGCAAGCCCACTTCCGCAAGAGCGACCCGACCGCCGTCGTCGACGGCTCTTGGCCCCTGCGCCCGTGGGCCGAGGACACAGAGAGCAAGGGAGTACCCGCGTGAACGCATACCGCTTTGTCGACATGGACGAGCAAGCGCTCGTCGTGCTGCTCGACCAGACCGGCCGGCTCGAGATGCAGACCGGCAAGATCTGCGTCACCGTCGCTGCCGAGCTGCTCGAGCAGCTCGCCGCGCGGCTGCGCGCGTCACACCCCCCGTTCCCGTGCTCGCCGGCCGCAGCGCAGAACCCGACCGCGGACCGCCCCGACGGGCTGCTGCTCGGCGAGGGCGGCCGGCTCGACCGGTCGGCGAAGGTGTGGACGGACGGCACCGGGCACGCGTGGGATCTCGCGCTCACGTGGGTCGACATGATGGGCGCCGAGTGGCGTTGGCACGGCACCCTCGACCGCAACGGGGCGCCGCTGCTGCGCGCGAACGGCGGCGTCACGGTGCAGTCGCTCGACATAATCCACGCGCTGTACGGGCCGCTCGCCCCGGTGCACGAGGGCGCCGAGTGAGCGGGGTTCCGGGGCTGCTCGAGCCGGCCCGGTCGCGCGTCGACCCGGCGGTGCTCGAGGGCGCGCTGCGCGTGATCGGGCTCGATCTGTCGATCGTCTCGACGGGCTACGGGCTGCCGGACGGGTCGACGGGACGGATCAAGACACGGCAGCGCGACGGCGACCGCCGGCTGCTCGTGATCGAGGAAACGGTCGCCGAGCTCGTCGCCGAGCACCGGCCCGACGTCGCGGTGCTCGAGGACATGCCGACCCGCATGCGGCCGAACGCGGTCAAGGCAATCGGCAAGGTGCACGGCGTCGTGAACGCGGCGCTGCTGCGCGCCGACGTGCCGTACGTCTACCTGTCGCCGGCGACGCTCAAGAAGTACGCGACCGACAACGGCAACGCCCCCAAAGAGGACATGGCGGCCGCGGCGTTCCTCGCGGCCGGCGTCAAGTTTGCCGATGACCCGAAGGGCGACCGCTGTGACGGCTGGTGGCTGCGGGCGGCCGGACACGACGCCTACGGGGTACCGCTCTTCGAGCTGCCGAAGGCGCAGCGCGAGCGGCTCGCCGTAGTGCCCTGGCCCAACCTGATGCGGCAGCGCTGGGTGATGGGGCTCGACCAGTGAGGCGCGGCCGCGCCGCGCCGGGCGCTCCCACGATCCCCGGGACGGCGGTCACCCCGCCGGGCCGGTCCCTCGAGGACGTCGCCGGCGCACGCCCGGTGCCGGCGGTCGAGGGGCAGATCGATCTCGTCGACTACTGGCACGGCTGCGGGTTGCTCGACGACGAGCAGCGGGCGGCGCTGGACACCGAGCAGCCATGAACGGCGCCGGCCCCACGATCGGACTCCCGCACCCCGGTTACGGGTTGCGGGTCCGGCTCGACCACTCGAAGGCGAAGGACCTCGCGGCCGCCGATTTCGCGTGTTCGTGCGGCCGGCCGCCGAGGACGCCTTCGGGTACGCCGCGGTCGAGGCGCTCGTGATCCGGGCCGAGCGGCACATGCGGGACGAGTGCCCGAACGAGGACGTACGAGCGGCGGCCGCGATGCGCAGTGAGCGCCGCAAGCAACACGCACGGAAGCGAAGGAAGTAACGCCCATGCCTCACGAGATCGAGCCGGGCAAGCTGCCCGAGGTCAAGGTCGACGGCAACGCGACATGGCTGCAAGCGGCGCTTACGGCCGACCAGCGCCGCGGACTGTGGCAGCACCCCGGTACGTCGGTGTTCGCCGTCGTCCGGCTCACGGCGAAGAGCTTCGTCGGGCACGCCGAGGGCGAGGACAAAGACCCGGCGGTGAAGGTGCGCATCACGAGCGCCGAGGCGGCGCAGACCGACGAAGAGGCGCGGCTCGTCGCCGAGGTGATGCGCGCCATGATGCGCCGCCGCAGCATCAACGGCACCTTCGACGAGCTCGGGCAGCCCGACGTCGAGGCCGCGGTCGAAGAGGTGCTCGCGCTGCTGCCGACCGAGGCGGATTACGAAGCGCACCTCGAGCGGCGCCGTGCCTCGCGAGACGGGCAGCGCTGATGCGGCCGCCCGGCGGCGAAGCGCCGCGCGCGCCGCCAACTGCCGTTATCCACACCTGTGGATCACTGCTGCACCGTTCCGGACCCTCGCGGGCCGCGGGACCCGCACCACTACTTCCCGCCGGATTGCTCACCACTGAGAGGCTTCGATGCCCTGGTTCAACGTCGACGACAAAGCACACTCGCACCGCAAGATCATGAAAGCAGGTAATGCGGCGGTCGGGCTGTGGGCGCGCTGCGGCAGCTACGTCGCGCAGCACTTGACCGACGGCGTCGTGCCCGGCGAGGTCGCCGAGATGTACGGGACCGCCCCGCAGATCACGAAGCTCGTCAAGGTCGGGCTGTGGCACCCGCACGGGCACATCTGCCCGAGCTGCCCGCAGCCTGCCGAGGGCGACTTCTACATGCACGACTATGCGTCGTCCGGCAACCCGCTGCGCGCCGAGGTCGAGCAGCGCCGACAGCGCGCCGCGGAGAAGAAGCGCCGGCAGCGCGGGGGCGGCAGCGACGGCGGGCCCGGCGGTCCGTCGCGAAATCGGTCGCTCTTCGACGAAGATCCGGACGCCAATCGCGACGGTTTCGACGACGATTCGCACGCGAAAGACACCCCGGATTCTGGCGACTTCGCAGGTCACGAAGGCATGTCCCCCAGGGACGGCACGGGGACCTCGCGCGCGCGCGTTCCACTCCCCTCCAATCCACTCCCCAAGAGGGGGCTGAGGAGAGAGAGCAAGCTGCGGGTAGTGCGCGTGCGAGCGAGCCGGCTCTCACTCCGATCGCCGCCGATTGGCACCCGAGCGAGAACGACGTCGCGGCCGCGCAGCTCGCCCGGTCCGACGCCGGCCGGCAGCAGTTGACGCAGCAGCAGCTCGCCGAGGTGACACGCAAGTTCGTGCGCCGCATGACGGCCGACGGGCGTACGGCTGTCGAGTGGGGCGCCCGGTGGCAGGAATGGGCCGAGCGCGAGCGCCCCGAGAGCGACAACGTCGTGCCGTTCGCAGGCCCGGCCGCCCGTGCCCATGGGCGTGGGCCGACGAAGAGCGAGCAGCAGCGCGCGAGCCTTGACCGGCTGCGGCAGCGGATGCAGGGGGGCAGCTCATGACCCCCGAAGAGACCCTCGAGCTCTTCGAGCTGATCAGCCGGATCGACGACCGCGTGCTGCGGCTCGGCGAGGACGAGCAAGCCGCGCAGCTCATGCTCTGGTCGACCGCCCTGCGCTACGTGCCGTTCGACTTCGCCGGCCGGGCGATCGGCGAGCACTACGCCGAGAGCGCCTATCCGGTCATGCCGAAGGACATCGCCACCCGGTGGCGCAAGGTCGGCCGCGACCGGCTCGAGAGGCTGCCGGACACCTTCGAGCCCTGCGCCTATCCGCAGCTCGACCCGGACGACGAAGCGGGCTACCGGGCAGCACTGCGCGCGCGCCGCGAGGCGGTGCTCACCGGGACCGTGCGCCCCGGCGGGCTGCCCGAGCTGCGCGCGGCGTCGGTCCGAATCTCGCCCGGCTGCCCGAACGACGAGTACCTGCGTGCCCGCGAAGAGATGCGCCGACAGCGCCTCGAGCGGCGAGGAAGCGAGGTCAAGCGATGAACCCCGAGCGAGAGCGCCGACAGATCTGCGACGCCGTCGAGGCGGTGATCGCGGCCGCGATCGAGGACGTCCTCGCGGAGTACCCCGACGCAGCCCCGGCCGCACAGGCGCGCGCCGCCGTTCGCGCACTGCGCGGTCTGGGGTGGCACATCACGGCCGCGCCGCTGTGCGCCCTCCAGACGGGCGAACGCGACCCCGGCCGGACCACGACCCCGGACAACTCCCCTGCGGCCGCCCTGCGGTCCGCGTAACCCCGTGACGAAGGGAAAGATCACATGACCGCCGAGAACGATCTCGAACAGATCTCCGCGGGCCCGCAGTTCGTCGGGGCTCGCATCGTCCAGCCCGACGACCCTGCGCGCGCTCGTCTGTTCGTCATGCGCCGGCATGTCGACGTGTCCGGGGTGAGTGGTACCGGCGTCATCGTCGACGGCGTCGAGTGGCCCGACGGCACAGCGTCGCTCCGGTGGCGAGGACCGCACCCGAAGATCGATTTCGCCGACCGCGGCGTGCCGACCGTGCTGCACGTGCACGGACACAGCGGGGCGACCGAAGTCGAGTTCCTCGACCAGGACGTGACCGCCGAGGCGTCGACGGCCGACGCGCCCGACGCCCTGCGCCGCGTGATCGACATAGCGCTCGGCAAGCCGGTCCGCTGCCCGCAGTGCGGTCGCCCCGGCGCCTGCCGTTGCATCGCGAATCGCCACGACGGCCGGGTCGAGGTCGTCCTCGGCGCGGTGCTGGCCTACCTCGCCCGCACCGGGCCGGCGTCGTGAGCCGCTTCGAGTACGACCCGGCCGACCTCGACGAAGAGCAGCTCGAGGCGCTCGACGGGTTCACCGACGACGAGCTCGCCGCGTACCTCGAGGACCCGCCCGAGCCGGACCCGCTCGCCGGCTACTCCCACGCCGTCAGTCCCGAGCTCGGCGCCGCGCGCCCCTTCCCCAACGCCCTTGAGCGCGGGATCACCGAGCTCCCTCACCTCTGACCAACCTGCACCACTGCGAGGAACCATGACGACCGAGACGACTGCCCCCGCCCGCACCTGCGGGCCCGAGTGCTCCGAGGCGCACACCTGCGCCGGCCGGTGCCTGCTCGCCCCGCTGTACCCGTCGCTCGAGCTCGAAGCGCTACGCAGCGCCCTCGACGCGGTGCGCGCATGGCGGCACCAGCAGCCGCACACCGGCGCATCCCGTTACCTCGAGCTCGACGCGATCCTCGATCGGGCAGCGCTCGGGCAGATCGAGCGGCAGCTCGACCAGGACGCGCCGACGTCGCTGCCCGAGGCGGTTACGGCGCATCATCGGATCATGGCGGCGCGGCGCCGCGCACTCGAAGATGCCCGCCGCGTGTGGGACGCCGCCGAGGCCGAGGCGATCCGGCAGATCGCTCGGTACATGCCGGCGCCGGCGGTGAAGCGGTGACGGCCGCGGCCGAGGCGGCGATCGAGCTGCATGTGTGGCGCATCGTCGAGGCGCACGGGCTCGACGAGCCGACCGCCCGCGAGGCTGTCGACGTATATCGGCGCGGCGAGCGGGGCGAACATCACGAGCTCGTGCATCGCGCCGCCTTCGAGGTGCTCGCCGCGTTGCAGGGGCAGACCGTCGCGGCGCTCCTCGCCGCAGTCCGGACCGTGACCGAGCGCTGCTTCGCCGCGCTGCGACCGATCCTCGAGACGTCGACCATCGGGCAGCCCGAGGACTTCGGATTGGTCCCCGTCGTCGAGTTCGAGCAGCCGGCCGCCCCGCCTACTCGACCGGCACGGCGCCGGCCGGCGTGGCAGTCGCCTTACGGACCGCCGGCCCGGCGCTCGAGGGGGCGGTGACCATGCCCGCACCACTCGACCCCCCGTAGCAGCAGCGGGGCGCCCCGTGCCGGCAAGCAAACCGGGGCGCCCCTACCCCTTCGCGGGACCGATCACCCTACGCCCACGCACCACCAGGAGCACCCGCCATGACGAGCACCCCCCGCACCGCTGCCGACGACCTTCGCGTCGTGGTCGATCACTGGCAGCACTTGCGGGCCCTGATCGACAGCGCGACACCCGAGGTCTGGACTCCCCCGAAGGACGCCGACGACTACCTGCGGCAGCTCGACGAGCACCATGCGGCCGAGCGCGCCCTCGGGCACGGGCACATGAGCCCGGCCGAGTGGCTCGCCCGCCCCGGTGCCGGCGACCAGGACGCGACCCCCCGGGCCGAGCGCACGCCGCTCGTCCTCGCCGAGCAGTCGGCGCCGCTGCGGCTGCACGTGGTCGACGCCTGCCGCGCGGTCGAGGCGGCGCTCGCCTCGGTCGCCGACGAGATCGCGGCCGCGGTGCAGCGCGCCCCGGTCAAGCGGCTGCCGAGGTCGATCCCGGGCGACCGGGTCGGGCTCGACCTCGCGCTGCTCGCCGCGCGGGATGAGGCGGACCCGCAGCGCTGGCACTACACCCTCGGCGACCGCAGCGCCGTGCGGGCGGCCGAGTGGCTGATCGGCCGGCTCGAAGGCGCCCCGGGCCCGTGCCTGCCGCTCGACGATGCGCAGCGCTACCGCATCGCGCGTATCGCTCGTGAGGCGGCGCGGCGCCTCGAGCGGACGATCGGCAACGACCGGCGCCGCAGTTTCCCGATGCGTCGGCCGTGCCCGTACTGCGGCGCCGAGCTCACGATGCACCGCGGCGGCACTGATGCGTCGACCGTGACCTGCGAGAACGGCGACGCGTGCGGCGCCCCCGTACCGATCGTCGAGGGGCGCCGCACATGGGCGGCGCCACACGAGCTCGCATCGCTCGAGGGCGCCCTCGACGCTGCGGCGTATCGGGCGGTGCGGGCGTTGGCGCGGCGCCGGCAGCGCGCCGCAGCAAAGACCGACGCATAGGCACGCAAAAGCCGCTGTCGCCCCGCGCGTTGGGGCGACAGCGGCGCTCGAGCGTGAGGCGACCGGGCTACTGGGGCGCGGCCGGCGCGTGCGCTCGCAAGATCTCGGCGGCCGCATCGGGCCCGCCGACCGCGGCGACGAGCTCGCCGAGCTCGGCAGGGACGAGCGCAGCCTGCCGCTTGCCCCGGCTCGTGAGGAACCGCACGACCCTGAGCAGCCGCACCGACGCGAGTAGCTCGCTCAGGTTCGCCCGCGCATCGGCGATCGCGTGATCAGTCGCTTCGTCCATGACGACTACTTTAACCATTCGCCTTGATGTACATAAAGCCCCGATGTACATTGAGACGCAACACGACGCCCCCGGAAGGAACGCCGCAATGCAGCTGCCGAAGTTCACGAAGATCACGACCGGCGGTCACCCCGCTTACCGCTTCGACCACGACGGGAAGACCTACAGGGCGCACCGATACGCCTCGGGCGCCGGCGCGTGGAACGTCGACCGGATCGACGGCGACAAGCGCGTGCCCGTCGTCCGCGGGAGGGATACCCGCGCGGCCGCCGTCGCCGCGGTGATCGAGGCGCCGGCCGCCGAGCCCGTCGCGTACTTCGTCGAGGTCGACTCGCACGTGCAGGCGCGGCCGCGCGTCTACGAGGACCGTTACGCGATCTTTCAGCGCGGGCTCGCCGACCCGATCGAGCGCTTCGCACTCCCGTACCGCAGCGACCGAAGCGACCGTGACACGCTCTCGCTCCGCGGCTGGTCGATCGTCGGTGAGCTCGACTACGTCGCCGGGCTCAACGTCTCCCGCGGCCGGGTCGAGCGCACGCCCGTCGAGTACGGCAACGCCGGTCACTGGATCAGCGCGCACGTGGTCGACCCGAGCGCCGGCGTGCCTACCGAGGCGGGTTACGTCGCCGTGGCGAAGTGCGGCGCGTCCCTGATCGCGACGTACCCCACGCCCCAGGGACACGCGCTGTGCGTTGCGTGCACCGGCGACCCGGTCGAGATCGCCTCGCAACGGGACCGGACGGGATGGCTCAAGGATGGCGGCCGCCCGGTCAAGGTGCTGCGCGCGCTCAGCCACTACGACCGGATCATCGCGAGCGTCGTCACGACCGACGTCAAGGGCAAGGCGCGCGAGTGGCACGACGTGCGAATCGACGCGACGGCGCCCGAGATCATCTTCGCCACGGAAGAGCCGGCGACCCGCGACGAGATCAGCGCCGGCGCGCTCGTCGAGGCGGTCGTGATCAGCAACCGGCCGACCGTGCAGCAGTGGCGCGTCGACCGGGCGCCATGGGGCGACGACCGTCACACGATCCTCAGCGACGGGCGGGGCGTCGTCTCGGTGTACACCGCGAGCCTTCGCGTCCTCGAGCAGCCCGAGCCGGTCAACGTGATCGACCGACTCGACGCGATCGCGCGCTCGGCCGCCGGCGTCTCCGGACCCGGTGAGTCACCGATCAGTCAGGACCCGCTCGCCGCCGTCGACTTCGGCGAGCCCCGGTGTGTGCACGGGTTCTACGAGCGCCCCGAGGACCGTACGAACCCCGTCGAGGCGTGCAAGACGAAGCAGCCGACCGCGAGCGTCGGCGTGCTCTCTGATGAGGGGTGCGTCGATCAATTCGACTGCGCCGTACAGGCGTCGGACGCGGCCGCGCGCATGAACGTCGACGAGCAGCACCCCGCCGACGACCCGCTGTACCGCTGGGCAGTGCTGTGCACCGAGCACGAAGAGCAGCCGGCCGCCACATGCGAGGACTGCTTCGCCGATCCCAACGCCGCCTGACACAGAGCAGCCCGGCCGGTGATTCCAGCACCGGCCGGGCGCAGGACCCGCCCCCGCCCCCTCGCGAGAAGTGACAGGACACAAGATCCATGAGGAATCGTAACCGGGCACGCCCGCCCGTAACCCCGGATCGGGGTCGCCCGAAGTGGCTCAACCGTCTCGGGTGGCGCATCGGGATCGGCATCATTGCCCCGGCCGCGGCCGGCATCGTCGCATGGTCCCTGTACGTCGTCGCCCACGACATGTACGGCGTTCCGAAGCTGCTCGCCGTGCTCGTCGCCGCGTGCTTCGACGGGACGGCGCTCGCCTGCCTGTACCTCGCGAGCGAGGCGGTACGCGAGAACCGCTCGGCGCTCGGGCCGCGGCTCGCGACCTTCGCTCTCGCCGGCGTCTCGATGTACCTCAACCGGTTGCACGCGCTGCACATCGAAGGCGGGATCGGCGCGACGCTGCTCTTCGCCGCCCCTACGGTCGCCCTGCTGCTGCTCGCCGATCTGTCATGGGCAGCGACCCGGGCACGGCACCGGATCGACCGCGGCGAGCGCCCGATGCGCCTGCCCGTGTTCGGGTGGCTCGGGTGGCTGCTCGCCGGCGAAGAGGCATGGGACCAGACGAAGCGGCGCGCGGTCGAGCACGTCACCGGCGCCCCGAGCGACGCCGAGCCGGCGCCGGCCGGCGGCCGCGGGCCCGTCGACGTGATCGCGGCCGAGCTCGCCGAGATGCCCCCGACGAAGGCGGTCCGGCTGCTGCACGCCGCGCGCCCCGAGCTCAGCCTCGGCGAGCTCGCCGAGCTGCTCGGCGAGTACGGGCAGGAAGTGAGCGAGCTCGACGTCGCGGTCGTCCTCGGCCGCGTGCCCCGGCCGGTCGACTACACCGTGACGCGCGCTGATGCGGCGCCGCATCACCCCGAGGCGCCGCAGCCGCATCACCTTGTGATCACCGTGCAGCAGCCCGAGGCGATCACCGCCGCACCCGCCGCGGCGGCGCCGACCGAGCGGCCGGGCGAGCAGCCGGCCGCCCCGGGCCCGAACCCCTCCGAGCAGCGCCGAGTCGAGCAGATCGTCGACGCAGCGCTCGCGGGCGACGGGCTGTCGAAGGCCGATGCCGTGCGGCGCCTCCGTGAGGCACTGCCCGGGCTCAACGCCGTACAGATCGCCGAACAAGCGAAGCGCAAGGGCTTCGAGGTGACCGACGGATACGTACGCACGGTCAACTCACGCGACGCCGAGAAGGCGAAGGGCGCCGCACCGAAGGCCCGGCCGAAGTCGGAGCGATCCGGCCCGTACCTCTAGGCCCGGGGGCCCGCCGTGCTTACCGCGTTCTTCGTCGCGTACTTCGTCGTCGCCACGTGCGGCGCCTTCGTGGGGCTCGTCCACATCGCGCCCCGCCGCGCCCCTGGCCTGTACGCCGGGCCCGTCGCCGGGACGACCGCCGCCATTCTCACGTTTCTCGCGCTCGGCGCGAGCCTGTACCGCTGAGGTATCCATGCCCGACAAAGAGATGATCCCGACCGCGGTGTTCCCCGCCGGGACCCCGATCCCGACCGCCCCGCCGCTGCCCGCGGCACCCTACGGAACGCCCGATCTGCCGCCGTGGCGCATCGCGGCGCCCCCGCCCGCAGCACCGCCGCCCCCGACCCCGCCGGCGGCGCCCCGACCCGCCCCGGCGCCCGACCCGGGCCCGATCGAGCATCACGTGACCGTCGAGCTCGTCATGCCCGAGCCGACCGAGCCCGAGCCGGAACCCGGCCGATGGGCCCGGCTGTGGGACATGGCCACGGGATTCGTGAGCCCCTGGAAAGCGCTCGGCGCCCTCGCCGCCGCGGTGATCCCGATTCCCTGGACCGGCTACAGCGCCGCCGTCACGTGGGCGTACATGACGAGCGAGGCGCGCGCGATGCACCCCGCCTTCGGGTACGCGCTCGCGGCCGGCGCCTTCGCCCTCGCCGCGCGGCGCTTCGTGCAGCGCCGCAGTCTGCTCGCGCTGTGGGCAACGGCCGTGACGCTCTTCGGGTTCGTCGGCGCTGCCGACTGGTTCGACGTCGTCGTGATCATCACGGGGGTTCACCGATGAACGTCGCCGTCAACCTCGGCGGGGTCGCGGTCGGGCTCGCGATCCTGTGGCTCAACTTCCGGAAGTGGTGGAAGGGGAATCGGGACCCGAAGGAACTGATCCCGTACAGCGCCGGCTCGGCGCTCGGATCGCTGTCGACGATCTGCGTCGGCGGCGCGCTCGGGTGGGGCGCCTCGGGCATCGCAGGTCTGTTCTCGAGCGTCGGCAGCAAGGGCGTTGAGACGACGACCGGCACGAGCGGCGCCGCAGCCATGCCGACCGGCCGCATGGGCGTACTGACGCCCGAGGGCGGCGTGATCACGTGCCTGATCCTTGTGATCGTCGCCGTGCTGTACAAGTCGGCGAGCAAGATCGAAAAGCGGAGGATCGTCGGCGGGTTCATCACCTTCGCGATCCTCGGATTCCTGCCCGGCGTCGCTGCGCTGCTCGGCTGGTGGCCCGACTCGGTCAACTGGGCCGGCGCGAAGGTGCTCGACGTGCTCAGCCGCGGCGGTGATGCGCTGTGAAGCAGCAGATCGCGAACGCGGTCGCGAAGGTCGCCGAGCGCAACGTCGAGGGGTGGCTCGCCGAGGGGAGCGAGGCCATATGGGAGCGCCTCACTGACGGCGTGACCGGCTGGATTCGCAAGGGCCGGCGAGACGACCTCGACGGGTGGAAAGCAGCCCTCGGGCCGCTCTTCCGGCTCGTCCTGGTCGGCGCCCTCGGGTACGGCGTGTGGGCGCTCGTCCGGCGCTTTCCGTGGCTGCTGTGGCTGCTGCTCGCATGGTTCCTCACGGCAGCTTGGAAGGCGACGCACCGGCGCCCCGCCGAGGACGCCGGCGAGCCGGCCGAGGACGAGCCCGGCGAGCTGTCCCCCGAAGAGCGCCGCGCGGCCGCCGAGCAAGCCTTCGTCGAGTACGTCGTCGCCTCGATCGGAGAGGCGAAGGGCGTGCACCTCTCGACCCTCGCCGAGGGGCTCGACCGGCCCGGCTATCTGCCCGGTTGGGGAGTGGCCGAAGTGCGCGCGCAGTTGGGGCGCCTCAACATCCCCTGTCGGCGGTCCGTGAAGGTGCGCAACGCGGCCGGCGACTGGGCGGTCGCGTGGGGTGTCCACCGGGACGACGTACCGGCCCTCAACACCCCTACCCCGGCCGAGGACGGCGAGGCGGCCGCGTAGCGGTCTACCCCCCGGTCTACCTGCGGTTCTACCGCCGATCTACCTCGATCTACCCCCGTCTACCGGGGGTGTTCTACCCACCATGCCCCGGGGCGGCCGACAGCTTGCCGGCATCCCGACCGCCCCGGGTCACCTATCCCTCGAGAGAGACAGGACGACCCATCATGCCTAAGTTCCGTGCGTCCGTGCCCATGGCCGAGCTCGCGGCCAAGATGACGCCCGAGCAGAAGCGGCAGAACGAGACGACCTATCAGGCGAGCCGCGGCGGGCACTTCCCGACGAAGGACAAGCCCGTGCCGGGAACCCCGAAGAAGTAGCCACACAGCAGCCGTTGCGCCCCGTCCGAGACTGCCGGGCGGGGCGCCGGTACGAGAGGATCGACCCATGGCGAAGAAGATCGAACACGAAGGCACCGACGGGCAGCCGATGACCCTCGACGAGCTGTCGGCGTTCGTCGCCGACGCGTACGCGAGCGGAGCGAAGGGCGACGAGACGGTCGGCGCCGCGGTCACCCTGCGGGGCAAGCTGCGCTCGGTCAAGATCGCTGCACCCGTGCCGGCCGAGCGCCCCGCCCCGGGCAACACCCCGTGAACGCCGGGATCACCGCGGCCGAGGCGCTCGAGAACGCCGCGGCCGCGACAGCCGATGCACATCGCTGGGGCGTGTCCGTCGCCGAGAGGTACGGCGAGCAGCTCGTCGACCAGGACGAGCCCGAAGAGCCCGACGTCGCGCGGTGATTCGCCGACGATTCGCAGCGCTTTCGCCGAGGATTCGTCGACGATTCGCGCGCGAAAAATCTGCGATCCCCGGATGAGTACGCAGGTCAACGCGTTCTGTCCCCGGGGGACTCCCTCGGGACTACGCGCGCGCGTGCTCCCCTCCCCTCCACTCCATACAAGGGGGCGGGCGTAGAGAGCAGACGTACAGGACCGTCGGGCGTACGCGCGCAACGCGCCCTCTCCGCACGGCTCGTGACTTGACGCAGACGATCACATGTCGCACCCTGGCACCACAGACAACCCCTGCCCGGAAACGGGCAGCACCCCCGAAGCGCCCCCGCCGGAACACCGCGGGGGCGTTCGCGTTTCCACCCCCGAACACCGCGCGGTGCGGTACACACGATCAAGTGCGGGTTGCTGGCTGCGCCCCCGCACCGCGCGGCACACCCCCGGCCGAGAGGAACCCGCGATGCGCGTACGCCTCACGGACGGAACACGCGAGATCGAGATCAGGACCGACGGCACCGCAGACGATGCGCCGCTGCTGCGGCAGATCGAACGCACCGCCCGCCGGCTGCTCGACGCGATGCCCGCACCGCCGCATCACGCGGCGCCGCAGCGCTTCGGGTTCGGCCGGCAGCTCGACCTCGACCGAGTCGCCCTCGACTCCGTCGCCGAACGCGCCGACCCCGAGCCCGACTTCGAGGACGAAGGAGACGACGAGTGCCCCTGATCGTGACCGTTCCCGTCGTCGTCAGAGTCGGTGACGGACCCGACGCACGCCCCGCTCTCGCCGCGTTCTTCCGTGCTGCTGCCGACTACCTCGACCCCCCGGACCCCGAGGCGTGAGCGGACAGTGGGCAGGCAGTACCCGCCGCTTCGGGCTACCCCCCGAGTGGCCCGAGCTGCGCTCGCTCGTCCTGGCCCGAGACGAACACCGTTGCCGATGGCGCGAGGGCGGCACCGTGTGCGGACGCAGGGCGACAGACGTCGACCACATCACGCCCGGCAACGACCACAGCCCGACCAACCTGCAAGCGCTGTGCCATGAGCACCACGCGATCAAGAGCTCGCGCGAGGGCAACGCCGCACCGCGCGTCACGCGTTGGCGACCGGCCGAGCGTCATCCCGGTCTGCTGTAGGCGACGTACAAACCCGCAGGTCAACGGCTCGTAACTCGACTGTGAGCGCGCCGATTTGGCGAGCGGCCGAGCAAGTACGAGACGGGCGACCAAATCGACCATCCTGCAGAACGGTCGCAAGCCTCTGACCTGCGCTTTTGTGCAAGTCAGATCGCGGCCGCCGAGCTCGTCACACGCTCACCGGGACCGTTTCCGAGGCACTGCCGAGCCGGACCGTACGGCAAGCCCCTGACCTGCACCTTTGCAGTGACATGCACAAACACGCAGGTCAGAGCGTTGCGACGTACCAAATCGGCGCGCAGTTTGGCGAAACGCGACGCGATCCTCGACGAGCAGCTCGTCGACGAGCCGGACGATCGAAGAGACGAGACGAGCCCCGCCCCCTGGGGGGTGACTCCCTCCCCCCGCCCCCTCTGGGCCCCGGGAGGTGCTGCGGCCGGCCGTGCGTATGAAACGCCGAGATTTGGGGGCACGGCGCCCTCTGGACTGCCCGTGTGCGGGCGGGCAGGGGTCGGGGAGGCTGATTTGATGGCGCGGCGACTGGGCATCGCAGAGCGCCTCTCAGCCCCTCGACCCCAATCAACGTATGATGAATGCGCAGGTCAGAGCGCTAAAAGCGTTACATCTGCGGTATGATGGGGGCATGCCGACACCGACCTGCGAGCAATGCGCCGAGCCGCTGCCGGTCACCGCGCGGCGGCACGCCCGCTACTGCGGCGGCACGTGCCGCGTTGCAGCGCATCGCGAGCGGCGCCGCACGCTGCCGGACGAGCTCACGAGCCGGCCGCGTTGGGTCCGGCGCACCGCGGCGAAGGTTCCGGTCGCTGTCGACGCCGGCACGGCGAGCAGCACCGACCCCGAGACGTGGTCGCGATACCCCGACGCCGCGGCGAGCAAGGTCGGCGCCGGGCTCGGGTTCGTGTTGAACGGCGACGGCGTCGTGTGCCTCGACCTCGACCACTGCCTGTACGGCGACCGGGTCGCCCCGTGGGCGCAGCGCATTCTCGACGCCGCCGGTCCGACATGGGTCGAGCGGTCGGTGTCCGGCGACGGGCTGCACGTGTGGGGGCTCGGCGAGCTGCCGCACGGCCGGCGCATCACGGTCGGGACCGGGACGGTCGAGCTGTACGGCACGGGCCGGTACATCGCGGTCACGGGCGACACGTGGGGCGACGCGCCCCGCCGGCTCGGCGACCTCGCCGAGGTGATTGACCAACTGCTGTAGCGACTCCCGACACGGGCGCGCTGCGGCGTACCCGACACGGGAGGTAGACCGATGGCAGTCACGGGGCGGAAGCCGAAGGACGGGCCGAAGCGCAACCGGGTCGCCGCGGTGCACGACTGGATCACCGTTGTCGACCAGCCGTACGACGGCGAGCGGCCGACGCTACCGCGGGCCCGGCGGGTCGAGTGGACCGACCGCGAGCTCGGCCGGCAGTCCGAGATGCAGCCGCTACAGCCGATCACGCGCGCATGGTGGGAGCGCATCGCGTCCATGCCGCACTGTGTGCTGTGGTCGGATGCCGACTGGCAGTACGCCGTGACGACCGCGCTCGTCGCCGACGCCGTGTTCGCCGGCGACGTCCGGCTCGCCGGCGAGCTGCGGCAGCGCGAGCGGGTCCTCGGCACGACCCTCGACGCCCGGCGGGATCTCCGTATCCGGTACGTGCCGCTCGAGGACGACGACCAGGGCGAGGACGAGCCGGCCGCCGCGCGCGAGACGTCGCGGCCGCGCCCGGTCACGCGGCTGTCGGAGCGCCGGGCTCGGCTGACTGCCGATGCCCCGTGAGCTCGTCCGCGCACCGGAGCATGACCGGCAACGCTCGCTAGGGTGGCTCGCCCTCGCGTGGAAAGAGCATTTCTGCGTTCATGGGCCCGGCGACATTCAAGGCCGGCCGCTCGACCCCGAGGACCCCGACGGCATTCCGCTCGACGACGAGCTCGCCGCTCTCACGGTTGACGCCTACGCCCTCGACGGGTCCGGGCGCCGGCTGTACGACTCGGCGTTTTTCAGCCGGGCGAAGGGGCGAGACAAGTCGGGGACCGCGGGGCGGTTCGTGCTCTTCGAGGCGTTCGGCCCGTGTCGGTTCGCAGGGTTCGCCGAGGGCGGCGAGGTCTACCGGTGGCGCGACTTCGCGTACGAGTATCAGCCGGGCGAACCGATGGGGCGCCCGGTCACGTACCCGTTCATTCGCTGCCTGGCCACGGAGGAAAGCCAGGCAGGCAACACGTACGACAATGTGTTGTTCAACCTTACCGACGGGCCGCTCGGCGAGGATTTGCCCGGCGACGCCGCGGGCGTGACTCGGATCATCCTTCCCGACGGCGGCGAGATCGTCCCGTCAACGGCGTCGAACGCTGCGAAGGACGGCGGTAAAGAGTCCTTCGTCGTGTTCGACGAGACGCACCTGTACGTGTTGCCCGAGCTGCGGCGCATGTACGACACGGTGCGGCGCAACCTGGGGAAGCGGAAGGATGCCGCGCCCTGGTCGCTCGAGACGTCGACGATGTACGCGCCGGGCGCCGGCAGCGTGGCCGAAGAGACGCACCTGTACGCGAAGCTCATCCGCGAGGGGAAGACGCGCACGGCGCGGCTGCTCTTCGATCACCGGTCGGGGCACGAAGGCGTCGACCTCACGGACGAGACGGCAGTGCGGGCGGCGCTCGTCGAGGCGTACGGCGACTTCGCCGCGGTGATGGATCTCGACCGGCTCGTGAACGAGATCTTCGACCCGCGCAACTCGCCGAGCGACAGCCGGCGGTACTTCTTCAACCTCGCCGAGGCGGCCGCCGACGCGTGGCTCGCCGAGCCGGAACTGATCGCCGTGAGCGACCTCGACAAGGTCGTCGCCGACGGCGAAATGATCACACTCGGATTCGACGGGTCGCGGAAACGCTCACGCAAGGTGACCGACGCGACGGCGCTGATCGGCTGCCGCGTGAGCGACGGGCACCTCTTCGAGCTCGGGGTGTGGGAGCAGCCGGCCGGCGCCGCGGGTGAGAACTGGGAGGTACCGAAGGCCGAGGTCCTCGCCGCGGTCGAGTCGGCCTTCGAGCGGTTCAACGTCGTCGGGTTCTACGCGGACCCGGCGAAGTGGCAAGAGCACGTGATGGGTTGGGAAGCGCGGTACGGACACCGGCTCGAGGTCAAGGCGAGCCGGCAGCACCCGGTCGAGTGGTGGATGACCGGCGGCCGCGCGATTCAGATCGTGCGGGCGACGCAGCGCCTACTCGACGCGATCCTCGAGCGAGAGATGACCTACGACGGGTCGTACGCGCTCACGCGGCATTTCCTCAACGCCCGCCGGCGCGAGGGGCGTACGGGAATCCAGATCATGAAAGAGAACCCCGACTCTCCCCGGAAGATCGACGCCGCGGTCGCCTCGATTCTCGCCTTCGAGGCCCGGTCGCAGGCGGTCGCGCAGGGGCTCGCCGAGGCGGCCGAACCGATGGGCGGGTTCACGTTCTGACAGCCCGAGAGGGGGCGACATGTTGAGCGACGAAGTCGAGTCCCCCGACTGGTGGCTGCTGCGCCTCGGGCGTGGGCTGCGGGACCGGCAGCCGCAGCTCGATTTCTGGTGGGACATGTACAAGGGCAACCACAAGTTGCCCGAGCTGCCGCGGAACGTCGGCGAGGCGTTCCGCGAGTTTCAGCGCAAGAGCCGTACCAACTTCCTGGGGCCCGTGGCGAACGCACCGGTGTACCGGCTGCGCGCCCTCGGGATCACCGACGGCGAAGGGAACCCGGACGACGACGCCGCCCGCTGGTGGCAGCTCAACCGGCTCGACAGCCGACAAAAGCAGGTGTTTCGGGTCGCCCTGTCGCAGTCGGTCGGGTACATGATCGTCGGGCCGCATCCGACCAGGACGGAAGACAACGACCGGCCGGCGCCGCTCATCACGGCCGAGACGCCGAGCGAGTGCATCGTCGAGCACGACCCGGCGACCGGCGAACGCCGCGCCGGGCTCAAGGCTTGGTACGACGACGTCGCCCGGGTCGGCCGGGCTGTGGTGTACCTCCCCGACCGGCTCGTGCGGTACGTGACGAAGCAGCGCGGGCCCGGCCGGCTGCCGTGGGGGCGGCAGGCGTGGGAGCGCGACGGCGACGAGCAGCTGCACGACCTCGGCGCGCTGCCGATGGTCGACTTCCCCTGTCGGCCCGACCTCGGCGAGGACCCCGAACCAGAGTTCGCCGGCGTGATCGACATTCAAGATCGTTTGAATCTCGGCGTGTTGAACCGCATGACGGCGGGTCGTTATGCGGCGTTCCGGCAGAAGTACGTCACGGGTCACAAGTTCCGGAAGCGCACGGACCCGCTCACCGGGCTCGAGGTCGTCGAGCAGCCCTTCGTTCCGAGCCCGTCCGCGGTGTGGGCGAGCGAGGGAGAGAACGTCAAGTTTGGGCAGCTCGACGCGACCGACTTGAGCGGGTTCCTCAAGGAACATGAAGCGGACATTCGGAACCTGTTGCTGATCAGCAGTACCCCGGCGTACCTGTTTGCGACCGACTTGATCAACATCAGCGCCGACACGGTGCAGGCGCTCGACGTGATGCACCTCGCGAAGGTGGGCGAACACATGAGCCACTTCGGCGAGGCTCTCGAGGACGTCATGACGCTGTGCGCGAGGCAGGCGGGTGTCGAGCGTGACTTCACCGAGGCCGAGGTGCGTTGGGCCGACCCGAGGCAGCTCAATCCCGCCGTGCTCGCCGACGCCGCGACGAAGAAGAAGTCGATCGGATACCCGCTCGCCGTCCTCGCCGAGGACATGGGCGAATCGCCGCAGCGCGTACGCCGGATCGCTTCGGGCGCCGCGGCCGACGCGCTGCTCGGCGCTTCGCTGCTGCCGCCGCAGCAGCCGGGCACGGCCGCGGGCACCGGGGCCGGCACGGGAACGGGTGACGCCGGATGAGCGAGGCGAGGCAAGAGGCGCTGTCGCAGCAGTACGACACGATCACGGGCCGGCTGCGCGAGCGGCTGCTCGCCTTCGTCCTCGACGCGTTCGGCTCGCTCAGCAGCTACCGCGACGCCGACGCCGCCGCGTTCGTCGAGCACGTGCTGCCCGTCGTCCTCGGCGCGCAGCAGCAGATCGGCGCGCTCACCGACGCCTACCTCGCGAGCATGGTCGCCGACATGTTCGGCGGCGCCGCGGCGCCGGCGGGCGTGCAGCTCGCCGACGATCTGCGCGGGGTCCCGGCGGCCGAGGTGTACGCCCGGCCGTTCGTCTCGGTGTGGAACGCGCTCAGCGAGGGTCACGACATGGGGACCGCGCAGAGCGTCGGGGAACGCCGCTTGCAGTCGATCACCGATACCGACTTGCAGCTCGCCCGTACGCACGCCGCCCGGCAGAGCATGCGGCGCAGCCGGGCGAAGTTCTACAGGCGCCGGCTGTCGGGCTCGAAGAACTGCGCGTTGTGCGTGATCGCGTCGACGCAGCGGTACCGGGTTGAAAAGCTGATGCCGATTCATCCCGGCTGCCACTGCAAGCCAGTGCCGATCCCGGGCGACAAAGACCCGGGGCAGATCCTCGACGAAGGGCTGCTCAAGGAAGCGCACGACGCCGTCTCGCTCGGCATCGGGCAGTCGGACCGCGGCGGGCGTGCACCCGACTACCGCGAGATCATCATCACCCGCGAACACGGCGAGATCGGCCCCATGTTGGCCGTGCGCCGTCATGAGTTCACCGGGCCGAAGGACGTCGGGCAGACCGACGCCGGCACGGACTGACGCGCCGACACGGCGCACCTCTTGCTCACCCTCACCCGACACGGGAGACACCACCATGCGTACGCGCACTCTGCCCACCCTGCCCGGCATCGAGTCGGAAGCGGGTTGGTCGCACCCCTACCCGATCACCCCGTTCTCGCCCGTGTTCTACGCGGACGGCGGCGACGGCGGTGACGACGACGGGGGCGACGGCGGCGACGACCAGGACGACGACGGCGACGGGTCCGACAAGGACGGCGACGGCGGTAAGGACTGGAAGGCCGAGGCCGAGAAGTGGCAGGGGCTCGCGCGCAAGCACGAAGGCCGCGCGAAGGAGAACGCCGGCGCGGCGAAGGAGCTCGCGAGGCTCAAGCGCGAGGGCATGCCCGAGCACGAGCGCAAGGTCGACGAAGCGGTCGCGAAGGCGCTCGCCGAGGCGAACGCGAAGAGCGGCTCGAAGCTCGCGCGGCAGGCGTTCCTCGCCGCGGCGAAGGGCGTGATCCCGAACGCGGGCGACGTCGCCGACGACGTGAACCTGTCGCGGTACGTCGACGACGACGGCGAGGTCGACGAAGACGGGCTCGCCGAGCTCGTCAAGCGCCTCGCCCCGAAGTCGTCCGACACGGACGACGACCAGGACGACGACGGCGACGACGAGCGCGACACGCGCCGCGGCAGCCGTGACCGCCGCGGGTTCGACCAGGGCGCACGCGGCAGCCGCTCGAAGAGCAAGCGGCAGAGCAGCGTCGCAGCCGGCCGTGACCTGTGGGCCGAGCGGCACGGCCAGAAGACCACCACCTGACACCGGGAGTCTCCCCGATGAACCTTGCACCCGTGACCGAGACCTTCGGTCAAGACGATCAGTCATGGCTCAAGTCGGCGCACGGCACGGACGCCGCGCAGCCGCTCACCCTCGACACCTCGGCGTTCACCGCCGGGACGCACTACCCGAACGGCTACTTCCCGAGCGGTCTGCCCCTGGGCAAGATCACCGCGACGGGGCTGTACGGGCCCTACGACAACACGGCGGCCGACGGGCGCGAGGTGCTCGCCGGGTTCCTCTTCACCGCCGTCAAGGCGCCGTCCGTCAACACGATCGACCCGCAAGGCGCGCTGCTCTGGCACGGCGCGGTCGTCGAGGCGAAGCTGCCTCGGCCCGTCGACGCTGCCGGTAAGGCGGACGTCGCCGGGTTCGTCAAGTTCTTCTGAGAGGGGTGATCACCCGTGCTGATCAATGCTGACTACATCACCCCGGCCGAGCTCACGGGCTACGTGCGAGCGGGGGCCGCAGACCTCGCGGCGAACAACTTCACGTTGGCCCGGTGGCTGCCGAACAACGCGATCGACGATCTCGAGTACCGCTTCACGCGCGGCGGCGAGGGACTGATCGAGGCGGCGACGTTCCGGTCGTACGACGCCGAGTCGCCGATCGCCGCGCGGCCGGGGATCGCCCGGATCACGGGCGAGCTGCCCCCGATCTCGCGCAAGATCAGGCTCGGTGAGTACGACCGGCTGCGGCAGCGCCGGCTCGACGGGCAGGTGCGGAACGCGCTGATGCGCGACGCGATGCGCATGACGCGATCGGTCGCCGCGCGTATGGAGCTCGCCCGCGGCGAAGCTCTGTACAAGGGCAAGCTCGATCTCGCCGAAAACGGCGTCGTCGCGACCGTCGACTTCGGCCGCAAGGGCTCGCACACGGTCGTACCGTCCGTCGCGTGGACCGACCCGGCCGCCGAGATCCTCGCCGATCTGCTCGCCTGGAAGGCGACGTACGTCGACAGCAACGGCGAGGCGCCCGGCGCGATCCTAACGAGCGAGCGGGTCGTCGCGCTGATGATGCGGAACGACGAGCTGCGCGCCCTGGTCTACGCCGGCGGCGTCTCGCAGCCTTCGGTCGTCAGTATCGCCTCGGTCAACGAGGTGTTCCGGGCGTACGGGCTGCCGCCGATCTCGACGTACGAAGCGCGCGTGCGCGTCGCCGGCGTCACGACCCGCGTGATCCCCGACGACCGCGTGCTGCTGCTGCCGGCCGCCGGCGACGCCAACGACCCCGAGTCGACCGACCTCGGCGCCACGCTGTGGGGCACGACCGCCGAGTCGCTCGACGGCGATTACGGGATCGAGGACGGCGAAGAGCCGGGCATCGTCTCGGGCATCTACAAGGACGACGACCCGCCGGCGCTGTGGACGAAGGCGGCCGCGATCGGGCTGCCGGTCCTCGCGAACCCCGACCTGACGTTCTGCGCCGACGTCGCGTGAGAGGGGTGATCGCATGAGCGGGAAGCAGCTCGTCACGTACACGCACGTTCGGGACGTCGGCGGCCGCACGGTCGCGTACGGACCCGGCGACGACGTGCCGGCGTGGGCACGGAAGCAGATCATGAACCCGAAGGCGTGGGGCGACGTCGAGTCGGCCGAACCTTCGCAGGCCGAGACGCCCCCGCCCGCGGGCACGGGCGACGGCCTCGAGGCGCCCCCGCGGGCGGGCAAGGGGTCGGGCGTCGAGGCGTGGCGCACCTTCGCCGAGCGCAAGGGCGTCGACGTCGACCAGGACGCGAGCCGCGAGCAGATCATCGCGGCGTGCGAGTCGGCCGGCGTCGTCGAGCGAGAGGAGTAGGGGCATGGCGGCGTACGCGACCGTCGAGGACTACGAAGCGCGCGCCGCTGTCTCTCTCGCCGGGGCGAAGCGCTCGCAAGTCGAGGCGTACCTCGACGACGCGTCGGCGCTGATGCGGCGGCACATTCCGACCGGGTTCGAGCCGGACCCGGCGACGCTCAAGGCGATTGCGGTCGCCGTGACGCGCCGGGTCATGGCCAACCCGGGCGGGTACAGGCAGAGATCGATCGGGCAGTACGCCGAGACGCTCGGCGAGTCGGGCGGTCTGTACCTCACGCCCGAAGAGATCGCCGCGTTGCAGCCCGAGACGCTCGAGGACCCGGACGCCGACGCCGCGTACTCCCTCGAGCTGCGCGACGACGGGCTGCCGGGATGGTCGCCTGTCGGGTACGCCCGGGGGCCGCTGTGATCGGTGACGATCTGCTGCCGCACCGGGTCGACGTCGAGCAGCCCGGCCGGAAGGCAGACCGGTACGGCAACGACGTCGACGACTGGTCGGCGTCGACGCACACCGCGGTCGACGCGTGGCTACAGCAGAACACCGGCGGCGAGGACACCGACGCTCGGAACGCGCAGATCGGCGAATGGCTCATGATCTGCAACCCCGTCGACGTCAACGGCAACCCGCTCACTGTGCGGGGCGAGGCTCGCGTGCACTGGGGCGAGCTCGACTTCGAGGTGATCGGACCGCCGGGCCCGGCGTACGAGCCGACCGAGCTGCATCACCTCGAGATCAGGCTCAAGACCGTAGAGGGGTGACCATGCCTCGACCGTCGTTCCGACCGAACCGCGCGAATATCGCAACGTTCCTCAAGGCACCCGACACGCATCGGCTGATCGAGCGGAAGACCCGGGCCGCAGAGTCCGCGGCCGCCGCGGCGAGCACGGCCGACGGGCAGTTTCGGGTCGACGTACAGACCGACGAGCACCGCGTGCGCGGGGCAGTGATCGGCGACTACTCGACCAGCGACCCCGAGGTGTCCCGGGCGGCGCTGCTGCGCGCGCTCGACGGGGCGAGGGGCGCCGACTGATGCCGGCGGCGATCGTCTTCCCGGACGCCGCCGAGCTCGTCGCCACGTACCTACGCGAAGCGCTCACCGCCCGCGGGCAGCCGGTGCGCGTAGGCACCCGCGTGCCGAACCCCCGGCCGACCGCCTTCGTCCGCGTGCAGCGCATCGGCGGCGCCCGGCTCGACGTCGTCACCGACCGGCCGCGGCTGGACGTGCACGCGTGGGGCGGCGACGACGAAGCGGCTCACGACCTGATGCAGATCACTCGGGCGCTGCTGCTCGCCATCCCGGGATGGCGGGGCGCGGCCGCGTACGACGTCGCCGAGGTCGGCGGGCCCAACGAGCTGCCCGACCCCGAGACGTCCTCGCCGCGGTACGCCTTCGCCGTCGAGGTGTCCCTGCGGGGCAAGCGCCTCGCCCCCTGATCAGGGCTCACCCGACCCCGACCGCACCCTCGGACCGTCCGGCGGCCGGGGGTTTCTCCATGGAGGGACCATGTCCACACCGACGCCGCCCGTTCTCGAGGACGGGCTCAGGAACGATCTGATCCGCAAGCAGCTCTTGCAGGTGATCTTTGCTGCGGACTACAGCGCCGCGGCGATCACCGCCCCGTTCGACACCTTGACGGGTGCGCTCGCGGCGCTGCCGACCGGGTACGTCCCGATCGGCTACACCACAGACGACGGGATCACGTTCCCGACCGATCTGAGCATGTCCGACGTGACGTCGTCGCAGTCGACCGAGCCGACCCGCTCGGACGTCGAATCCGAGGTGCTCACGGCGTCCTACGTCGCGCAGGAGACGAACCGAGCGACGGTCGCCATGTACGAGAACATGCCGCTGTCGGGTACCGGCGCGCTGCCCGAGATCGGCGAGCCGTGGGCGCTCTCGCGGCCGGCAACGCCCGTACTGCCGTACTACCGGATGCTCTTCATCGGGGTCGACTACGGCGACGACGGCGGCGAGATCTACGTCGCGAAGTTCCTCCCGAAGGCCCGAGTGTCCTCGAAGGACGACTCGCAATGGGCCCGGTCGACCGAGACGCAGCGCCCCGTGACCGTGCAGGCGTACCGCGACCCGGTGCTGAAGACAGCAAAGAAGGAATGGATCGACGGTCCGGGGTGGCGCGCGCTCGCCGCCGGCTGATCGACCCCCAACAGACGGGCGAGGGACGGCGGTTCTGGGTGAGCCCCTCCGTCCCTCGCCCTTCGCATGCTCACCCGCAGCTCACCCAAGGAAGAGAGCACGATCATGTCGAAGCCCAACAAGGCCCGTTACCGTCTGTCGGCCGTCAAGGCGTCGTACTCCGAGGCTGTCGGCGGCGAGCTCGTCGAGGTCGAGACGGACGACGGGAAGGTGTTCACGTTCCCGCACCCGCTCTTCACCGACGACGACACCGCCCGCGCGATCGACGCCGCCGAGGGCGACACCGGTAAGGCGCGCGTTCTGCTCGGCGAGCAGTACGACGACTTCCTGAAGAGCGGCGGCGAGGCGAACACGCTGATGCTCGTCTACGTCGCCGCCCGGTCCGAGATGCAGGACACCCTCGGCCGACACCGCCCTACGAAGCGGTAGGCGAGGACGGCGACGAGCCGCTCGTCTACACCGTGCTCGACGTCCTCGGCGACAACCCCGAGGCCGTCGAGGCGGACCTGATCGCCCGCTATCCCGGATACGGACGCGGGGGCCCGCTCGCCGCGTTCTGGCGGGGCGAGATCACGCTGCGGCTGCTGCGCGTGATGGTCGAGGCGCTGCCGCCCGACTCGGCGACGGTGCGCGCGACGAACGGGCACACCTGGCAGCACTCCGACTTCGTGCTGCAAGACGCTGCCGATCTGCTCGCGCTGCTCGTGACGCAGTTCGCCAACGCGCACCGCGACCCGAAGTCGCATCCCAACCCGCTGCCGCTGCCCGAGCCGGGTTGGCGGCCGGGCGACCCGCTGCCCGAGGACCGGGCCGCGGCCGAGGCAGAGCGCCGGGCGGATGCCCGGGACGCGTACAGGCGAATCACGCAACAAGCGATCCCCGGGGGGTGATCCCGCATGCCGGTCGAGGTCGGGGTCGGCTACGTGTCGATCGTTCCGGAGATGAGCCGGTTCGGTCCCGAGCTCGATCGGCAGATGAGCCGGCAAGAGGGCCGGTTGCAGACGTCCGTCACCCGCCCCATGACGCAGGCTGGCGGCGACGCCGGCGAAGGTGCGGGGACGGGCATCCTCGGCGGGATCGGCGGGAAGCTCAAGGCGGGCATGCTCGGTGTTGCTGCCGCCGGCGCTGCTCTGTTCGCGAAGGGGTTCGGCGACGCGATCGAGCAGGAGAAGGCGGGCGACAAGCTCGCCGCGCAGCTCGGGCTCAACGAGAAGGACAGTGCCCGGCTCGGCAAGGTGTCGGGCGCCGTGTACGCGAAGGGCTACGGCGAGAGCGTCGAGCAGGTAAACGACTCGCTCAAGTCGCTCGCGCAGAACGGCGTCGCGGCGGTCAACGCCCCGAAGAAGGATCTTGCGGCGCTCAGCAAGAGCGCGCTCAACCTCGCCGACACCTTCGACGCCGACGTGACCGAGTCGGCGAAGGCTGCCGGGCAGATGATCCGGAACGGGCTCGCGAAGGACGGTAAGCAGGCGTTCGACCTGTTGACCCGCGGGTTCCAGACCGGTGCGGACAAATCCGAAGATCTGCTCGACACGCTTAACGAGTATTCGACTCAGTTTCGTGATCTTGGTCTGACGGGCGCGCAGTCGATCGGGCTGCTCACGCAGGGACTCAAGGCGGGCGCGCGCGATAGCGACACGGTCGCGGACGCCTTGAAAGAGTTCGCGATCAGGGCGAAGGACGGCTCGGACACCACAAAGCAGGGGTTCGAAGCGATCGGGCTGTCGGCCGACACGATGGCGCAGACCTTCGCGCGGGGCGGGCCCAAGGCAGGCAAGGCGCTCGACACGGTCCTCGACCGGCTGCGGAAGATCCCGGACCCGGTCAAGCGGTCGCAAGCCGCGGTGCAGCTCTTCGGCACGAAGGCCGAGGACTTGCAGCAAAGCCTCTTCGCCCTCGACCCGAGCAAGGCCGAGGCCGCCCTCGGCAAGGTCGGCGGCGCCGCTCAGCGCATGGGCGACACCCTGCACGACAACGCCGCGAGCAAGATCGAGGCGTTCAAGCGCGGGGCGATGCAGAAGCTCGTCACGTTCATCGGCGGGTACGTGCTGCCGCCGCTGGAGAAGGCCGGCTCGGTCGTCACGCGGGTCGTTGCGCCTGCCTTCGGCAAGGCGAGCGACGTCGCCGGGCGACTGTTCTCGTCCTTCGAGGGCAGCGGCGCCCTGTCGGCGGTCACCTCGGCACTGACGACCGCCGGCACCGAGGTACGCGACACCCTCGCCCCGGCGTTCTCGACGCTCAGCGGCACCGTAACGGGGACGCTGCTGCCCGCCCTGTCGGGCGTGTGGTCGGTCGTCTCGAGCCGGCTCGTGCCCGCCCTGGGCAGCGCCCTCGGTACGTCCCTGTCGTTCACGTACGGGCTGCTGTCGAAGGTCGGCGCGATCCTGATCGGGACCGTGTGGCCCGCCGCGATGCGCGTCTATGCGGCGCTCGCCGGCGCGCTCGGGCCGATCATCAGCAGCGTCTCGTCGTTCATCCAGCAGCGCGCCGTTCCGGCCGTGCAGATGGTCGGCGCGAAGCTCGGCGAGCTCGTCGACCGGGCGCAGCCGGTGATCTCGGTCGTCGCGACCGTCGCGTCGTGGCTCGGCGTCCTCGCGGCGAAGGTCGCGGGTGTCGTGGTCCCGGTACTGATCAACTTGATCGGGCCCGTGTTCTCGGCGGTGTTCTCCGTCCTGGGGACGGCGATCGGGTGGCTGTCGGCCGTCGTCGGCGCCGTCGTGTCCTTCGGCCGCGGTGTTGCCACCGTGACAACGGCTGTCGGCTCGGCCTTCGTGTGGCTGTGGCAGAACGCCGTATCGCCGGCGCTGTCGGGCATCCGCACGGCCGTGTCGGTCGCCTGGTCGATCATTCGGCCGATCCTCGAGGTCGGCGCCGCGGTCGTCCGCAAGGTGTTCGGGCTCGCGTTCTCGTGGGCGTACAACAACGCGATCCGTCCGGCCATGTCCGGGATCGGCAGCGTCGTCTCGGCCGCCGGCGCCGGCGTCATGGGCGTACTGCGGCCGATCGGCAGCTTCCTGCGGGCAACCCTCGGCCCGGCGTTCTCGTGGCTGTACAACAGCGCGATCCGTCCGGCCATGACCGGGGCGTCGTCGCTGATCTCGTCGGTCTGGACCGGCGGGATACGGCCCGTGTTCTCGGCGCTCAAGTCGACCGTAGGCACCATCGGCGGCAGCTTCCGCACCGCGAAGGACGCCGTCGCGAAAGCCTGGTCGGGCATCCGCGACGCCGCCAAAGCGCCCGTCAACTTCGTGTTGGGGACGGTGTGGAACGACGGTCTGCTGCGCGCGTGGAACGCCATAGCGGGATGGGTCGGGCTCGACAAGAACAAGCTCAAGAAAGTCAAGCTGCTCGCCGCGGGCGGCACCCTCGGGCCCGAGCCGGGCATCTACAACTCGCCGACCGCGATCGTCGGCGAGGGCAACCCGGCGCACCCCGAGTACGTGATCCCGACCGACCCTCGGTACCGCAAGCGCGCGCTCGCGCTGCACGCGGCCGCCGGCGCTCAACTGATGGCCGACGGCGGTGTGATCGGGACGGTCAAAGGCTGGGGCTCGTCGGCGGTCGACACGGTCGTCGGCGGGGCGAAGGCGGTCGGCGGCGCGATCAAGTCGGCGGCCGACTTCCTGACCGACCCGAGCAAAGCCATGTCGGCGCTCTTCCGGCCGATCCTGTCGAAGCTCGAGGGGATCGGCGGGGGCAGCATCGGTAAGGCGGCCGCCGCCGTGCCGAAGCTCGCCGTCGGCGGGATCAAGTCGCTCGTCTCGAAGTTCCTCGGCGGGTCGGGCGGGGGCAGCATCGGCGGCAAGATCCCGTCGGGGAAGCGCCGGGCGATCATCACTCAGGCGCTCGCCGCGGCGGGTGTGCCGCCGCCGGGCAGTCTCGCGCAGTGGCTCGCCGGCATGAACACCTTGATCACGCGCGAGAGCGGGTGGAACGCCTCGGCGGTCAACCGGACGGATATCAACGCGAAGAACGGTGTCCCCTCGCAGGGGCTCGCTCAGGTGATCCCGCCGACCTTCGCCGCGTACGTCCCGGCCGGGCTGCGTAAGCGAGGCATCCTCGACCCGATCGCGAACGTCGCGGCGTCGATCCGGTACATCGTCTCTCGGTACGGCAACATCAGCGCCGTACAGCAGGCCAACGCCAACGCCGCCCCGAAGGGGTACGCCGCGGGCGGCCGGCCGCGGGCGGGCGAGATCGCATGGGTCGGCGAGCGGGGGCCCGAGCTCATCCGGTTCGGGTCCGGCGGCGCGACGGTGTGGGACAGCCGTACCTCTATGGGCATGGCGGCCGGGCTCGGCGCCCTACGCGGGTTCGCGAAGGGCACGAGCGGGGCGAAGGCTGCCCGCAAGGAACTGCCCGGCGATCTGACGTCGTTCACGAAGTCGCTCACCGGCAGCGCGAGCGCTATCGCGACGGCGGCGAAGAGCCTCGCCGAGGACCTGCGGAAGACCGGCACGGCGGGGAAGAGCCTCGCCGCTCAGGTCGGCGCGACCTCGGCGAAGTTGCAGAGCCTCGCGAAGGCACGCGACGCCGTCTCGTCGCGACTCGAGGCGGGCCGGCAGGCGGCCGCCGATCAGAGCAAGACAGCATCGGACTATCTCGGCCTATCGAACCTGGCCAACGTCACGAGCGTCGAGGCGCTGATCGCGGGCATGCAGTCGCGGCAGCAGTCCCTCACGTCGTTCTCGTCGCAGATCACGGCAGCGCAGAAGAAGGGGGTCAGTCAGGCTGTCGTGCAGCAGCTCGTCGCGCTCGGGCCCGACAGCGACCTCGCGCGGATCGTGGCGGGTGCCTCGGCCGGCGATATCAAGAAGATCAACTCGCTCACGGCGAGCGGCGCGAAGCTGTCGACGTCGTACGGCCGGACCATGGCCGACGCGATGTACGACTCGGGCGCCATGGCGGGCAAGGGGTTCCTCGCCGGTCTGCAAGCGCAAGAGGCTGCGCTGCAAAAGCAGATGACGAAGCTCGGCGGGACGCTCGTCAAGGCGATCGAGAAGCGGCTCGACATTCACTCGCCGGCGAGGGAGACCGAGCGGGTCGGCCGTATGGTCGGCGCCGGCGTCGTGGTCGGCACCGAGAAGTCGCTCGCCCGGGTACGGGCGGGGGCGCGGCGGCTCGGGCAGGCAGCGATACCGCCCGCCGTCCCGACGGCGGCAGTCGTGCGGGCTGCCGTCTCGTCTGCCGGCGGGCAGCCCGGCGGCACGACGTACAACGTCTATCCGCGCACGCTCGACATGACCGTTCACGACCTCGAGCTGCTACAGCGGCGACAGGATGCTCTCGCTCGGGTGGGGAGGCCTCGCTAGATGCCGCTCATTACTGCGCCGGTCATCACACCGCCGGATACCGGTGGTGGTGGCGGACCCGCCCCGATCGAGCTTCCTGAGATCGGGTATGCGGTCGCCACCTACACCGACCCGACGGGGAAGGTATGGCCACTGACCGACGAAGAGGCCGGATGGTTCACGCTCGCCGACGGGGTGTCGGGGCTCGGTGCGACACAGTACGCACTGACCAGTGACGCTCACCCGCGCGGCGGCTCGCGGCTGCGGTACGCACACCCGCAGCCGCGGGCGATCGTGTGGCCGCTGTACGTGTACGGCGAGGATCACCTCGAGTTCGTCGGCCGGTGGCGCGCGCTCGCAACGGCGTTCACGCGCACGCTGCGCGAGGGTCCCGGATGGCTGGAGATCGCCCGGCCGGACGGGGGACGCCGACGGATCGCCGTGCACTATCAAGAGGGGTTCGAAGGGCGCGGCGCGAAGGGATATGGGACCGTCTCGGACTACGCGGCGGTCACGCTGTGGTGCGAAGACCCCTACTGGATCGACCCGAACAGCATTGCCGTGCACCGCGAGAGCGGCAGTCTCGGCAGCTTCTTCGCGCCGTACCCGACCGTGTCGTCGTCGCAGGTGCTCGGGTCGACCACGGTCAAGAATCCGGGCGACGTCGTTGTCTGGCCGAAGTGGACCATCACCGGGCCCGCTTCGCTGATCACGGTCACGCTCGAGGACACCGGCGAAGCGTTCACCCTCGACCCGGCCGCGGTCGGTCATGGCAACTTGCTCGCCGGGCAGCAAGTGATCATCACGACCGACCCGCCCTCGGTGCGCTACCAGGACGGTTCCAACTGGACCGGCGCGCTCAACTGGCCGAGCGCCGCTCTGTGGGGACTGCCCCCCGGCGACAACGCGGTGACATTCGCGCTCAGCGGGTCCGGCCCGGGCAGCGCCGTCGACCTCGCGTTCAACCCCCGTTACGAGACAGCCTGAAAGGCGGTCGGGCCGGTGACCGTGCAAATCCTGATCACCGATCGGAACCTCGCCATACAGGGTGACCCGCTCGACGGGTGGACGTCCCTCGACGTGACGAAGCGGTTCAACGAGCCGGGCTCGGGCAGCGTCGTCGTACCCGCACGGCCGGACGTCATGGCGCAGCTACAGCCCGGAAACCGGCTGGTCGTCATCCGCGACGGCTCAATATGGCTCGCCGGTCCGATGGAGATCCCGACCGATTTTTCGTGGTCCCTCGCGGAAGACCCGGGGTGGGGAACGGTGACCGTCAACTTCGCCGACGACCTCGCCACAGTCGCCGGGTTCATCACGTGGCCGACGCCGGCGAACGCCTGGGATACGCAGCCGGCGAACACGTACCGGAAGATCACAGGAACCAACGCCGAAACGATCATCCGGCAGTTGGTCACCGAGAACTGCGGACCCGGCGCGCGAGCAGACCGGCGCATCCCCGCCTTCGCCCTCGACACCGTCGCCGGCGTCGGTACCTCGACGACCGCGAGCACACGCTTTGAGCCGCTGCTCGACACGTGCCGGCGCATCGCTGTCGACGGCGGGGGGATCGGGTTCCGGACCCGGCAGACGGCGACGCAACTGCTCTTCGGCTGCTATCAGCCGCGCGATCTGACCTCGACCGCGCGCTTCAGCGTCGCTCTGGGCAACCTGCGATCGATCCAAGCGAAGCGCTCGGCACCAACCGTTACGCACGCGCTCGTCGCCGGCACCGAGCCGTCGGCCGGGACGACCGGGCGCGCGTACCTGCAAGTCGCCGACGCGGCCGCGGCTGCGTCCTGGTGGCGCGTCGAGCGGTACGTCGACGGCTCGGCCGACAACAACGCGAACGGGGAACTGACGCAGGCCGGCAATGCGGAGATCGCCGCCGGCGCCGAACCCGTGGAACTGGCGACAGTCACCGTCGATACCGACGACCTGCGCGCCGGCCGCGACTTCGACCTCGGCGACCGCGTGACAGTCGTGCTCCCATACGGCGTCGAGATCGCTGATCTCGTGCGCTCCATTCACCTACAGGCGACCCCCGAGTCGGGCGAATACGTCTCGACCCTGGTCGGCTCGCCGGAAGCGACGACCGACCCGGAGATCGTCAAGGCCATACGCACACTCGGCCGCCGACTCGGCCGGCTCGAGACCCGATAAGGAGGTGCCCGAGTGGCACAGGATTCGTGGCCGAGCCCGGCTCACAACGGTCGCGCCGTCACCGACACCGAGTACGAGAAGATCGCCGCCCGGTTCTCTGGCGACGGGGTGTACGGCGTTCCGAGCGACGGGGCTGTCGTGACCGCCGGCGTCGGTCTGTCGGTCGACGTCCGCGCCGGCGTATACGCCTCGGTGCGCGGTCACGCGTGGACGTCGGGCACAGCAACCGTGAACCTGCCGATCACTGCCAACAGCAGCGGGTCGGTACGGGTCGATCGGGTCGTGCTGCGGCTGGATCGGGCCGCGTGGACCGTCCGAGCTGTCGTCAAGGCGGGCGCCCCGAGCGGCGGCGCTCCCGCGCTCACTCAGGACATGGGCGACACGGGCGTGTACGAGATCCCGCTCGCTACCGTCAACGTCCCCAACGCGGCGACCGCGGTGACCGTGGCACGCACCGAGCAGTACGTCGGCTCACGCACCCGCCCCTGTACCTCGACCACACTGCCGCTCACGCCACAGCCGGGCGAGCACGCCTTCGAGACCGACACCGGCATCCTTCGCATGTGGACCGGTAGCGCATGGGTGATCGTCTACCAGGACACGGGGCAGGTTGAGCTCGGCGCCGGATACAACACGTGGTCGAGCGCCGGCGGGAACGTCGGCCGACTGTTGAACGGCATCGTCACGCTACGCATTGCGAAGACGCGCGTCGGCAGTGCGTTGGGCGTCACGGATTCCGACGGCTCTCTCGTCGCCACAGTCCCGAAGGAACTGCGGCCGCTCACCCCGGCTCACTACTTCGGCGCGCAGTTCTCGGGCGGGCATGCGGCGCGCGTCGAGGTGCGGACCGACGGCGGTATCTGGGTGCGGGCGGTGTCGGAAACCGTTCCCGTGAACAACGGTCTGTTCCTGACCATGACCTATATCAGGTGGTGAAGCGTGGCACGGTACGAATTCGGTTCCGGCATCGGTGACTTCGTTGTGCAGCCGACAGACGGCGTGTGGGGCGTCGCCCCGTACGCCGTCGTCACGTTCTGGTCTGCGGCGAACGATGGGGTGCAGTACACCGATCTGCTTGACGCTTCCTCGCAGCCGGCGACGCAGGTGACCGCCGATCAGTACGGGGCGCTGCCGACGTTCTGGGGGCCGGACGGTGTCGCAGGGATGTGGGCGAGCGCCGGCGGGGCGTCGCGGGCATGGATGGAGGCGCACAGCGTGGCGCAGGGCAGCAGCGCGAGCGACTCTTCGGTGCGGGACTGGCTCAACGTCCGGGACCGCGGCGCGAAGGGTGACGGCGTCACCGACGACACGGCAGCGATACAGCTCGCCGTCAACACGGCGGCCGCTGCCGGGGGCGGCACGGTGTACGTACCGCCGGGGCGCTACCTGTTGAGTTCCTCGATCACGTGGGCGAGCGGCGTCAACGCTGTCGGGGCAGGCGACCGCGTGTCGATCTTGCAATCGACAAACGCCAATTTCGACTGCATCACGGGGACGGACGTCGCCGGCGTCACCCTCGAGCGACTGCAACTGTCTGGGCCTGGGCGGGGGTTCGGGTCGGGCGTGCGGTTCACGCGATTCAGCGCGCCGTCGACGGCGAACATCACGATCCGGGATGTGCTGATTCAGTCCTTCGGCGGCGACGGGGTGTTCTGTCACGAGCTCGCCGCGACCGTGCTGCACCGGGTGCGGGTCCGTACCTGCGGCGGGCTCGGGTTCCATCTGCGGGCGCCGCAGGACACCGTTCTAGGGGGCGCGTCGACGTCCCTGGTCGGCTGCTCGGCCGAGGGCAACGTGACGGGCGGGTTCTGGCTCGACGGCATGTCGTACAGCACTCTCGCCGCGTGCGCGGTGCAGGGGTCGCCGACCGGTTACCGGCTCGACTCGTGCACGGGTGTGAGCCTCGCCGGCTGCGGCGCCGAGCAGTGCACAACCGGGCTGATCGTGTACGGCGGTAAGGGCGCCACCGTGACCGGGTTCGTGTCGGAAGCGTCCGACGGAACGTCGGTGTGGATCACGAACGCCGCGACCGGTGTCGTCTTGACCGGCGTCACTGAGGTCTCGCCGGGTTCCGGCGCGGCGACGTGCGTACGTACCGACACGGGCACGATCGCGACCGTCCTCGGTCTGACCGCGGTCAAGGCGAACGCGCTGAACGGAGTGGTCAACCGTTTCGACCCGGGCGACGGCTCGCTCGTCCTCGCCGGGCGGACCGTCGTACCGAGCGGCGGCACCGCCGCGCGCATGGGAACCGCGGTCATGGCGGCCGGCACGGTCACCGTGAACACGACGGCGATCGGCGCGAGCAGCGTCGTGCAACTGACGACCCAAACGCCGGGCGGCACGGTCGGCGCGCCCTACGTCAACGCCCGCACCGCGGGGACGAGCTTCGTCATCAAGTCGACCAGCGCAACCGATACGAGCACGGTCGGTTGGCGCATCCTCGACCCGTCCTAGGGAGGTTCCATGGTCGCCGCGATCGCGCCGCAGACCTTGATCGAGCTCGGCAAACAAGAGGCTGCGATCAAGTACCAAGAGGACAAGTCAGGTTCGACATGGACGAACCTCACTCGGTACGCCAAAGAGACACCGGGCATGGCTTCGTACGACGGGCAGTCGTGGTGTGTGATCGGCCTGCTGTGGCTCGCGCACCGGGCGGGCGACATAACGATCATGCCGCAGACACCCGCGTGCGACGTCGCGGTCACGACCTATCAGTCGTGGGGGCGCTGGAGTTGGTACCCGGCGGTCGGCAGTCAGGTGATGCTGGGCACGTCCGGACAAGATCACACGGGGCTCGTCTGGAAGTACGACGCCGCGAAGATCTGGACGATCGAATTCAACAGCAACAACACCGGCAGCAGCGAGGGCGACGGGGTGTACCTGCGGGAACGCAACCGCAGCGACGCCAACGTGTACGGGTACGGATACCCGAAGTACGCCTCGCCGATGGTCACGGCCGACGCCTCATGGGTGGACGACAGCAGCCTGATCAAGACGTCGTCGGGCACTGCCGCCGCGTACGCCCCATACCCCGGACAGGACTTCTTCCGTATCGGCCGCACGTCCCCGCTCGTCCTCGCCGCAGCTAACCGGCTCGTAGCGGTCGGCGCCGGCAGCTACACCCCGACCGCTGATATCGGCTCGGCCGACCTCAACGCATGGGGCGCGTGGCACGTGACGCAGGGCTCACCGGGCGGCGCGTACGCCGGATACCCGAGCGAAACCATCTGGCGCGCCCTACAGGTACCCCACAGCCACTAACCGCAGCGAACCAACTGCCGCAGTCATAGCCCCGAGCCGTCGGCCGGGGCTTTTTTCATGCCCGAGAGAGGGGCTCACCCATGGGTGACACGGAAAGGCCGATCCCCGAGCGGCTCGGCGATCAGCACGAACAGGCGCAGCACCTCACGCGCACCGGCAACGGGCCGACGGTCGAGAACGAAGCGGCGTTGCTCGCCGAGGTGCACGGCGCCCCGGACATGGCGGGGTTCTACACCGGGCCCGAGCTCGCGGTCGACCAGGACACCGACGAGCCGGCCGAGGACACCGCGGCGGCCGACCAGGACGCCGCCGACGCCGCGGACGGGGGCGAGTCGGCATGAGCCTCGAGGGGATGATCGCGGCCGCCGAGAAGTGGCTCGGCACGGGCGAGCCGAACGCAATTCAGCAGTGGTACAGGGAGCGCAACGGTCCGGACTACGGCGGCAACTTCGCATGGTGTGACGCCGCGGTGTCCTACTGGGCGACCGTCGCCGGCGAGCGCGAGGCAGTGCTCTTCGGGACCGACTTCGCGTACACCGTCGCGCACGCGGCGAGGTTCAAGGCGGCCGGGCAGTGGCACGCCATGACGAACGGGATCAAGAACAGTGGCATACGCCGCGGTGACACGATCTTTTTCGACTGGGACGGCTCGAGCGAGATCGGCGCGATCGATCACGTCGGCATCGTCACGGGCGTCTCGCCCGACTACCGGTACGTCTTCACGATCGAGGGCAACACCCTCAACGTCTGCGCGCGGCGCGTGCGCACCGTGCACGAGATCGCGGGGTTCGGCCGGCCGAAGTACAAGGCGGCGAGCAGCAGCTCGCCGTCGACGTCGTCCGGGGCGACGTACACCGTCAAGGCGGGCGACACCCTCGGCGAGATCGCGGCCGCGCACAAGACGACCGTCAAGGTCCTCGCCGACCTCAACGGGATCAAGGACCCGAACAAGCTCGCCGCGGGGAAGAAACTCAAGCTGCCCGCCGGGGCGTCGGCGAAGAAGGTCGTCAGCCTCTCGAAGCTGATCAAGGCGTTCAAGGCGGACCCGCCGAAGGCAGGCACGCCCGTGTCGTACGCCGCGGTCGAGATCGTCGAGGACGCGCTCGTGTCCGAAGGGCTGCTCGCGAAGAAGTACGCGGACGGACACGCCGGCTCGGCGACGGGCAGCGCGTACGCCCTGTATCAGCAGCGCCTCGGGTACAGCGGCGACGACGCCGACGGCATCCCCGGGGCGACCTCGCTCGGGAAGCTCGCGAAGAAGTACAGGTTCACCGTCGTCGCGTGACTCCCGCCCCGGCCGCCGCCGGGCGGCCGGGCTCACCCATCACACGGAAGGGGGCGGCAGCTCATGCCCGCTCTGTTCGTCAGTTTCATGCGCACGGCCGTGCCGTACGTCGCCGGTCTGCTGCTCACGCTCGTCGTGCGCGCCGGCGTCGAGATCGACTCGGCGACCGTCACGGGCGTCGTGACGGTCGCGCTCGGCGTCGCGTACTACGCGGTGTTCAGGCTGCTCGAGTGGATCGGCGAGCGGCTGCGCGGTACCGCGCTCCAGACGTTCGCCGGCGTGCTGCTCGGCTGGGCCCGGCCGCCGTCGTACCCGAAGTGGGAAGCGCTCGAGCCGGTCAACCCGGCGCCGTACACCGGGCCGACCGGCCACAGGTGACGCCGGCCGGTCGGCCGCAGTCACACCCCCCGCACAACCGGAGGTAGCGCGTGGACGCTGCGACGCTCGGCGCCGTCGGAACCATCGTCGTCGGGCTCGCAGCGGCCGGCGCTGCGCTGATCGGGCACCGCGGCGCGAACGCTGCACAGCAGTCGGGCGCTGTGATCGGCGGGTACTCGACGCTCGTCGACAACTTGCAGGAAGAGCGAGACAAGTTGCAGACGAAGATCGTCGAGAACGAGCGGCTGCTCGCCGCGGCGTACGCCGAGCTCGCGAGCGAGCGAGCCGATAAGGCGGCGCTACAGGGGCAGATCACAACGCTCACCGCCGAGAACGGCCGGCTGCGCGATCGCATCGTCGAGCTAGGAGGACAGCCCACGTGATGCGCACTCAGGAAGCTCTCGCGCACCGGTGGCGATCGCTCGCGGTCGCTGCGGTGCTGCTCGTGCTGTCGGGCGCGGTCGTTCTCGTGTGGCTGCGGATCGACACCGAGGCTCGCCGGGCCGATGCGCTCGCCGCCGAGGCCGATCTGCGAGGGGGCGCCGTGAGTACGCTCGCCGGCGATGTGCGGGTGCTGCGCGAGCAGCTCAAGGCCGAGGGCAAGACACCGGCCGCGCCGGACCCGTCGCGCGCTATCGACGACTTGCCCGCGCGCGCCGAGGTGCCCGTGCCGATCCCGGGCCCGGCGGGTGCCCGTGGACCGAAGGGAGACCCGGGCGCGCCGGGCCCGGCAATCACGCCGGCGCCCGGTCCCTCGGGCCCGTCGGGAACGCAGGGCGAACCCGGCGCTACGGTCACCGGCCCACCGGGGCCGGCGGGTCCGGCGGGTCCGGCGGGTCCGATCGGGCCGGCCGGACCGCCCGGCGAGGACGGGCGAGACGGAGTCGACGGCGCCGACGGGAAGGACGGAAACGACGGGCAGACGTGCCCCGCGGGGTACAGCTTGCAGGCGCCCAACTGGGACCCGGACGCACTCGTGTGCCGGCGTGACGGTGCGCCGCAGCCCGAGGACCCGTCGCCCTCGCCGAGCTCGTCGACGACTCTGCTCGGGCTGCCGGCCGAGCGACGGCGCATCGCGTGAACTTGACTGAGCCCCTGTTCGGCCTAACGGCCGGGCAGGGGCTCATTCGTCGTTCCTGGTCAAGAAAGGGAGCGACCCCCGTCGAGATGAGTCGACGGGGGTCGTTGAGTGCTCCCCGAAGGGGCTGCGTCCCAGTATGACCCACGCGGACCGCAACCGACAGTCGTACGCTGGTCGTTGAGTGCTCACACCCGTCGAGGGGATTCCATGATCAATCCATCTGGCATGACCACCGGGGAGCGAATCAAGTTCTACCGGACACGGGCCGGCAAGACGCAGGCGGCAGTCGCCGGGCTCGTCGGCCGTTCCGACGACTGGCTCAGCAAGGTCGAGCGGAACGTGATCGGGATCGACTCGCTTTCGATGCTGATCGCGATCGCGCGTGAGCTCGGACTCGAGAACGTCGCCGATCTCGTCGGGCCCGCTGTCGACCTCAGCCTCGCCGGCGGCGCCGAACACGAGTCGGTGCCCAACATCCGGCGCGCACTCAACACGCCGCCGTCACTGCTCGGCGTCGGGCTGCCCGGTGACGCTCTCACCGGGGCGCAGCTCGGCCAGCGGGTCGCCGAGGCGTGGGGCATCTACGAGACGGAGACGGAGCGGTACGCGCCCGTCGGCGCCATGCTGCCGGGGCTGCTCGCCGAGTCGTACTCGACCCTGCGGCAGACACGCGGCGAGGACGAGCTCGAGGGGACCCGCGCGCTCGTATCGCTGCTGCATCTGCATCAGGTGTTCCTGCGGCGGGTGGGCGAGCGCAAGCTCAGCTTGCGGGCGGCCGACCGAGCGATGCAGATCGCGGACGAGACGGGTGACCCGGCGCTGATCGCCGCGGCGGCGTGGAACGTGTGCGGCATCCTGACGAGCTCGGGGGAGGTCGGCGACTCGCTCGAGCTTGCGCGCAGCACGATCGCCCACTGCCGGCCCGGCGACGACGCCTCGCCCGAGCACCTCTCGGCGTACGGTGCGCTGCACCTCGCCGCGGTGATCGCCGCCGTCCGCGACAGCAAGGCGCCGACCGCATGGGACCTGTTGCGCGAGGCGGACCGGATCGCCGCCCGGCTCGGGCACGACGCGAACCACTTTCACACGTCGTTCGGACCGACGAACGTCGCCATGCACGGCGTGCACCTCGCGGCCGAAGAGGGCGACGTCGTCGAGGCGCTGCACCTCGCGGACAGTGTGGCGGTCCCGGCCGACGGCGTGCTGCCGCTCGAGCGCACGACCCGGTATCTCGTCGAGGTCATGCACGCGAACCGAGTCAACGGCGACCAGTACGCGACGCTGCACATGCTGCGACAGATCATGGAGGCGTCACCCGAAGAGATCAAATACTTCACGCTTGTCCGCGATGCGGTGCAGTCACTCTTGAAGCGGCCGCGGCCGCACATGCATGCGGAGCTGCACCGAATCGCCGAACACGTGGGCGTACTGGCCTAGTTGGCGACCCGGAACCATAGGCGACCCGGAAAATCTTTCCGGGTCGCCTACGTGTGTGCGCTCTACGGTCCGTTACATGACGATGACTCAGCGAGCGCGCCGAGGGGTGACGGTGACCGCGAACCCGGCGCAGGGCGTACGGATTGAGCGCAGCGGATCGTTAGAGGCCACGGCAGCGGGTCGGTTCGCACTGCCCTTGTCGGTCGCACACAACGGCGCCGAGCTCGGCGTCGGGCGGCTGATCTTTACGTACGACAGCGCCGCCGAGCTGCACGCCGAGCTCGGCCGTCTGCTCGCCGAGTCGATCCCCCCGACTACTCCGGATGAGCGGAGCGAGTGACGTGACCAAGAATGAGGGGCTGCCGCCGCGCGCCGCAGCACGGACCACACCGGACAGGATTCGGCGAGCGAATCTCGCCGACGCCGCGAGCGGGTTCGACGGATTCATGTCCGTCGGCTGGATTAAGAGCAGCGGGGCGAGCATCAGTGGCACGCTCGCACTGTGGGATCAGGGGCAGCTCGCCGAGCTGCCCGCGGGGATTGGGTGGGACGTTGTCCGGATGGGGCGTCACCGCGGGTGGCGCACGGTCGAGGCACTGCGCACCGCAGGCGCCGCGGTCGGTCCGGTCCTGCACACCTCGGACGCCGTCGAGGTGCTCGTGCCGCGCGGCTCGGCCGACGAGTGGGACCAGGACGGCGCGACCGTCCTCGCGCAGGGCGAGCTCGTCGCCGTGCCTCCCCCGGCGTACGTTGCCCCGCACACGCTGAACGCCCGCTCTTGGATCGTGCCCCCGCGGGACGTGCTCACGGACGGCGCGACGCTGTACGAAGCCTTCGCCGCAGCCGGCGTCTCGATGGCACCGGGCGGCGCCCGGTGACCGCTGCGAACGCTGTTGAGCCGGTAACGCTCGACGTGATCCTTTTTCTCAACGTGCGCACATGGCTCGGGCAGACCTCGGCCGGCGACCCGATCCCCGCGCTGATGCTGACATACCCCGGGCACCGTGCCGAGGGCGCCGACCCGGGCGTCGTCGAGGACGTCATGCGCCGAGTCGCGGTGTCGATCGGCGCCACCCCGGGCAGCTCGCCCGTACCCGAGGTCGGGGTGCGGCTCGCCGTGGCGGGGGCCGATGCGCTGATGTGGTTCCCGGGCTGCTCATACGCCCTCAAGATCACCCGCCCCGATTGGGTGCGCGCCCTCGCGGCTTCCGGCTGCGCGTTGGTCGAGGTCGGGCTCGACGAGCTGTCGACGGTCGCCTCGGTCGCCGAGGTCGACGAGTACCGACAGAGCGCCTACGACGGCGGGCGCATGCACAACGCCCTCGCCGAGGTCGGCCGCCGTCCCTCGGGGGGTGCGTCGTGAAGACAGCACCGAGCCGGCCGGACGTCGTACCGTTCGTCGCGGCATGGTCCGGCGAGCCGCGGGCGCGACGTAACGTCGTGTACGCAGGGAGCGGCGGGGTCGCCTTCGCCGACGAGACGCCCGAGGATCGCGACCAATACGGCGTGCTGTGGAACAGTCGCGCCATGGCGCAGGGCGCCGGGCGCCCGGTGTACGGCGACGTGCATCCGGACCGGCAGCGCGAGGCGATGCAGCATCTCCTCTGCCAGGTGTGCGGCCGGCCGGCCGACCGCGATCCCCGCGGCGTGCTGTGGCTGCTCGAGGACAACCGGGCCGACTGGCACGGGTGGCCGAACGATCTACTGACGGTGCACCCCCCGATCTGCCGGCCGTGCGCCGGCAAGGCGGTCGAGATGTGCCCGCACCTGGTCGACAGCAGCGTCGCCGTTCGCGTCCTCGCGAGCGAGGTGTGTGCGGTGTACGGACGGGTGTGGTCGTCGTCGGCATTCGGCTATCCGGTGCGGACCGGTGTCGCCGACGTGGTCGCGTATGGCACGCCGGCCGCCCGATGGGTGATCGCCGGGCAGCTCGTGCGTTCCCTGCACGGCTGCGCGCTCGTCGACCTCGAGCGCGAGGTCGCCGGGCGCTCATAGACAGGGGCGGCCGGCGGTGACGCTCCCCCTTCGTAACCCGCCGGCCGCCCCGCACCACCGCAGGTCACAACACGTACCATCAGACGAGCGTTCGATTACCGCTTTGCAATCCGTACCCCCGACAGGCATTGTTACCGGCGGGTAGACCCCTGCCCCCACAGGCGGGCGCGATGGGTCCTCGCGCGAGGTGCCTTCGTCCAGATGACGAAGTCGCGCCCGGCCGCCCCGGCTCGCCCTACGATGGGCGGCCGGGGCGGTTTTGCGTCTCTGACCAGGGGCGACATCCGGTCGTTCTTCGGCCGACAGCCCCAAAAATGACAGCAAGCGCTTCGGCGATTTTCGTTCGTGAGTGACCTGCGAAAACGCAGGTGAGCACATCGCTCAGGGCGTAGCACCTTCTAAGCGCTTGGCCGCAGGTTCGAGTCCTGCCGGGGGCGCAAGTCTCCGCCCTCCCTTTGGGAGGGCTTTTTTGCTGGTCAGAGCATGTATGGCGCGACACGCCAAAGCCCCGGACACTCCCCCGATGATCATGGGGAGGGTCCGGGGCTGTCCGGCTGTAACCGGGTTTTCGCGGGTGGCTGTGTCGAATACGTGTCGAAGTTTTCGGCGAGAGGCCTCAGCCCGCGTCGGGCAGCTCGGGAAGATCCCCCGCCGCCTCCAAGCGCCGTTTCAAGTCAGGCAGCTGCCCATCGACGCACCGTGCGTAAGTGGCCAGCAGCACCGGAACGCTGTTTCCGGCCCAGTCGGCCACCTGGGCGGGTGGAATTTCCGTCATTGAGCCACTTCGTGAGGCGCGTGTGCCGGTTGTCGTACACCCGCCTGCCCGTGGGCGACTCGAAAACGTGCGGAGGCAGGACAGCCTTCCGCGCACTGCGCCACGCCCGACGGATGACCGAACCCGCGAGAATGCCGCCTGCCTCCCCCTGGAACAGCAGATCACCAGGCTTGAGCTGTTCGTCCGCGATGTGCTGCCGAAGGATCTCCTCGTGGATCTCCCCGGTGTCGGTCCACTGCTTGCCGACCTCCGGAGTCGCCGTGTGGATCAGCAGCTCACACCACTGGTCCCCGGCATCGACGGCGGGAAGCGTCACGTCCTGCACTCGCATGGCTACGGCTTCCTCCGGTCGCAGGGCGCAGTAGTACAGCGTGGCGAAGAACGCGTGCAGCCGCTTCCCTCCACGAGGCCGGCGCCGGATCCAGTCGAGGAGTGGCGCAGCCTGGTCCGCGTTCATGAGGGATCGCTTGTCCACGGCGTTGCTGGTCTTGGTGACAGTCGTCGTCTCCTTCCCCTTGGGGAGCGGATTGGTCCGCAGGACGCGCCGCCGGATCGCATGCTTCATGACGACGTTGAGGATCCGGCGGTGGCGCTTCCGGGACCAGGCCGCCGCCTGCTTGCCGTCGAGGCGCGTGTCGACCGCTCGGAGGACCGCGTCGACCCTCTCAGCCTCCTCCCAGGCCGAGACCGGCAGAGAGTGGCGCTCCACCCACCTGAGGATGGTCACCACGTCTCGCGGGGCCTCAGCACGGCGGGTGGCGTTGAACGCCCATTCCCGCAGCGCGGTCCGCACGTCCACCGGGGCGAACTGGGTCGGTTGGGCACGCAGCAGCGCGATGGTGACCGCCGTCAACGTCTTGGCGGTGTTCTTACGGCTGTTGCCGCCGAGCTCCCCCCAGCGTGCGTCCACGTATCCGACGGCGAACGCGTACCAGGTCATCGAAGCCGCCTTGGAGCGGTGGGACACCGGCAGCCCAGTCGCGATGACGAAGGCCTCGCCCTTCCCAGTGGCCCGGATCAGTTCGGAGCGGAAGCCCTCAGCGAGTGCGACGGTGCCGAAGGGCTCACGCCAGCGCTTCCCCGCGACCGACCAGCGCACGGCGTACGTGGTCTTCCGAGCACCTTTGTACGTGAGGATCTTGTAGACCTTCACGTCGTACGTGGTCTCCATCAGACGGCGTCCTCACGGTCGTCGAGCCAGTGGTCGAGATCGCTCCGCCGGATCCTGAGGTCGCCGTTCGGGAGCTTGATGCAACGCGGCGCACGCCGCTTCGCCCGCCAGTCGTAGAAGGTCGACCGCGAGACGCTCAGCTCTTCGCAGACCTCGGCGAGGGTGAGCATGCCGCGTGACCGGGCCGCCGTGATCAT